ATGGTTATCTTTTAAAGATAACCATTTAAAAGAATAATTTTTTATAATAAATGAGTTTTATTTGTAAATATTGTGACAAAGAATTTACACTACAAGGTAATTTATTAAAACATCAAAAAACTACAAAGTATTGTATAAAAATACAAAAAGAAAGATCTGAATCTGTTGAAGACACTGATATAAAATCATTTAATTGTGAATATTGTAAAAAAAATTTTACAACTAAAAATAATCTTAGTAGACATTATAAGTCTTGTATTGAAAAGTATAAAAAACTTTTGTCATTAAGTGAAACAAAATTAGAGGAAAAAGATAAACATATATTAAATTTAGAACAGAAGAATAGAGACCTTGAAGAACAGTTAAAGATTGTTAGATTAGAAGTCGAGAATGAAATGTATAAAGAAAGAACAGAAAAATTAGAAAGTACAGTTGAAGAAATGGCAAAACAGCCTAAACATATTACAAATAATCAGAATAAAATTATTATAGCTGCTCCTTTGGATTTATCTCGTGATTCAATTACCGAAGCTTTACAAAATTTTTCTGATAATCATTTAATACAAGGTCAGAAAGGTGTAGCTAAATTTGCTTATGATAATATGTTGAAGGATAAGGATGGTAAATTAATTTATATATGTACTGATCCTTCCAGGCAAATATTTCAGTATAAAAATGATCAGGGTAAGATTGAAAAGGATGTACGTGCAACTCGTTTGACGCAGGCACTTTTAGAGGCAGATATAAAGCAAACATCTCATAAGATTGCTTGGGATAATATGAAAGATGGTGATAATGAGGTATTTATGACCTATACTAACCATTATCAGGATATTCAGGAGTTAGAGCAAGATAATAGTAAATTTAGTAAAGAATTGTGTTGTTTGACAGCTAAGTAGAAGTTTCCATAGCAATCATGTTATGTTTTACCAGGATTGCACATACTTCTTGTATAAATCTTGTGTTTTCTGTCACGTTTGTTACTCCACCTTCAACGATACCGTTTCCTCCAATCCCAGACCAAGTCCCGGCGACTCTCTCTCTGGTATTCCAACACCGAAAGTTCTATTACCTGAGAGTAGATAAACAGGAAGCGTTATATCTACATTGGATCCTATTGTTGAGATGGTAGTGTCATGTTGAGTGAAAGCTTGAAAAGATTCATCATCTAAGGAATATAGAAGAGTATTTTTTGGTATGGTAAAACTAGATATTACATTTTGACCCCCAATTGTTATATCAACTACTCTATTTCTTGCAACATAAGGTTCTGGGGCAGATCTTGGGCAATTAGGATTAAAAGCTGGTGCTATACTACTACTAGATGTTTGTATTCTGAAAGATATTATTTTATTTTTTTGTCTAGAGAAAAGTTCTTAATGTAAATTAAAATTTTTGTATATAATAAATGACTTTTAGTGTATCAAGTATTGAGAATAAAATAGAAAACTTGAAATATAAAATACTATTTTATATTTCAATTTAAACAGTTTTTAATTCTTCTAGAACACAAGTATAATATTTAATTCTGTATTTTTTAAGATAGGATATTTTTTTAAGATATATGATTATTTTACGTTTAAAAATCTTGTTAAAAACTTTGTTCACTGAATTATATTTTGGAATATTCTCTAAAGCTACAGTCATATGACCTGTAATAATTGTATAAAGTATATATTGTAACGAATCTTCGTTCAACTTATTCATTCCTTTTATTATAATTAATTATTTAATTAATTACCAAACTTTTAGTGCTGATAATTTAGTATATCCGTTTTGTGAATTACTAAAAACATGGAAAACATTAGCTACATCTTCATGATATGATAATAAATCGATACTCTTAAAATAAATTTAATTTTAAAAGAATGCTTTTTGGAATTAATAACAAACATGCCTCCTAAAAAAGCATCCCAGATTTATCAAAAGAAAGATCCAATTGATCATGTTCTAGACCGAACTGATATGTATGTTGGAAGCAAAAGACTTCGAGCATCAGAAGAATTTATATACTGTAAAGAAACACATAAAATAATAAAGAAATCTATTAAAACTGCTCCTGCCATACTGAGGATTTTTGTAGAAGCATTATCAAATGCAATAGATAATGTTGAAAGGAGTAGTAAAACAACCAAGTGTACTTATATAAATGTAAATATAGATAAAGAGACAGGAAGAATTACTATACAAAATGATGGTGAAATTATTCCAATTGAGATACATGACGAAGAAAAATGTTATATACATACTATGATTTTTGGACAAATGTTAACAGGGAGTAACTACAATGATGAAGAAGAGCGTCTTGTTTCGGGCAGAAATGGTCTCGGCATAAAATTATGCCTGAAAAAAGGTACTCTCATACCTAAATTTGATGGAGAGGTTGTAAAAATAGAAGATTTAAAAGTAGGAGATTGTGTGATTGGTGATGATGGGCTTAGAAGAAATATCACTAACAAATGCGAAGGCAATGGAAAATTATTTGAAGTATCTCAAGCACGGGGTAATTCTTATATCGTAAATGAAAATCATATTTTATCTCTTAAAATGTCTGACCACAAAGTTATTTTCTGGAATACAGACAAAAATGGATTGAGTATTTTATGGTGGGACAAAGAAAATATGAAAATATGTTCAAAATATATAAGTGCGTCTCCACCAAAAGTAGTATGTCCTGAATGTAATCAAGAATTATGTGGTAATTTAGGTAGACATTATAAGAGAATGCACAAGGATAAAGAAGTTCCTAAGAAAACTCGTAGAAGTCCTACTGTTATACCACCGGAAAAACCAGAGGTTAGACAAGCTCTCCAAGAAATGAAACAATTTGCTGAAACGATACCAGATAATAATACTATAGACATTAGTATTAAAGATTATAGGAAATTAAATAAAACTACCCAAGCTAGACTTTCAGGTTTTGTAGGTGAATGTGTTGAATGGGAAGAACAAGAGGTCAAACTAGATCCGTATGTTCTTGGACTTTGGTTAGGTGATGGTTATAAAAATGGATATGGATTTGCTATTAACTCTAAAGATGATCCAGAAATTTTAGAATATTTAGAAGAGTGGGGTAAAGAAAATGATGCTACTTTTAAACAAGGAGAAATCAATAACCCTGTAGCATACTATATTAGTTCTACAACAAAATCTGGTGTTGCTCCGTTGAAAAAATTATTAACTGAATATAATTTGATTGACAATAAGCATATACCACAAGAATATTTAGTAAATTCTCGTGAAATAAGATTAGCAGTATTAGCTGGGATGATAGACTCTGATGGAACAGTTCAGAGTGAAGGACACAGAATTACTATAGCACAAGGTATGGATCATTCAAAATTAGCAAGTGATGTTATATTTTTAGCAAAATCTTTGGGATTGATGTGTAGTAGTCATATCGCAAAGACACAATGGAAGTATAATGGTGAACTTAGACGGGGAAATGCTATTAATATTAATATCTCTGGAGATATAGAAGATATACCTACTCTTGTAGCAAGGAAAAAATGTTATAATCCATTATCACGAAATGTAACTAATACAGGTAAAATCTCAATACAAGAAGTTGAATCTGGTGATTATGTGGGTATTGAAGTAGATAGCAATAATAGGTTTGTACTTGAAGATTTTACAGTAACTCATAATTGTAATATTTTTTCAAAGGAGTTTTCGGTTGAAGGAGTAGATCCTGCTAATAAAAAGAAATTTGTTCAGACATGGACAGATAATATGAAAAATACTTCAGATCCTATTATAAAAAGTTCTAGTTTGAAAAAAGGGTATACAAAAGTGAGTTGGGTAATAGATATAGAAAGATTTGGGTTAAAAGAATTAACGGATGATTTAATTAGTCTTTATAGCAAGTATGTTATTGATTGTGCTATGTTGACAAAAGTTAAAGTAACTTTAAACGATGAGATTATGTCTGTAAAAAATTTGTCTGAGTATTCTAATTTATATAATTTAGTATCAGACGAAAAAATTCAAATAAAGATGGGTACATGTGAGGTAGTATTAACACCTTCTAATACATTTGAGGCAATATCATTTGTAAATGGCGTTTATACTAAACTAGGAGGTCAGCATGTTGAAACTTGGGTGGAATCATTATTAAGACCTTTAGTAGATAAATTTAATGGTAAAGATAAAAAATCTAAGACAAAGAGTCCTAAGTTAAATATATTAGATATAAAACAATTCTTTAGGATATTTGTAGTAGCACAAATTGATAGACCAGAGTTTGATAGTCAAGATAAGAATAAGTTAGAGTCGCCAGAAGTTTCGAGTGAAGTAAAGAAAAGCCATATAACAGCTATTAGTAAATGGTCAATAATAGATAAAATAGAAGATATAATTAGAGCAAAGGAGATGTTAGTTTTAAAGAAAAGTGAAAAAAGTTCTACAAAAACAAAAATTGAAGGTTATGATAGAGCAAATAAGGCAGGTTCAAAAGATAGTAAAAATTGTTCTTTATATATAACAGAAGGTTTATCAGCTAAAACCTATGTAGTATGTGGAATAAAAGAAGGTTTATTTGATAGAAAGGGTAGGGATTGGAACGGTATTTTACCTATTCGAGGAAAACTCTTAAATGTAAGAGATAAAGGAGCAACTGTAATTGCAGGAAATAAAGTGATTTGTTCAATTATACAAGCATTAGGTTTAAAACATGATTTAGATTATAAAATTGAGTCTAATTTTAATAAATTAAATTATGGTAAACTTATTTTAGTTGCTGATGCAGATACAGATGGTATTCATATAGAAGCATTGTTGATAAACTTTATACATTCATTATATCCTAGTTTATTGGAGCGTGATGAATCTTTCATAATTAGTTTGAAAACTCCTATAGTAAGAGTAAAAATAAGTAGAAATAAAGATAGGTTATTTTATGATGAAAGAAGTTTTAATAATTGGTTGTCTGAACAGAAAGGAAAAGTAGAGACTAAATATTACAAAGGTTTAGGAACAACAAAAGCTGAAGATGTTCCAGATACTTTTGGTAAGAAATTAGTTGAATTTAAAAGAGATGATACAACTTTTGAAAGTATGCAAAAAGCTTTTCACAAGAAATATTCAGATTTAAGAAAAGAATGGTTGGGAAATTATGATCCTACTAGCATTACATTTTCTCTGGATAATGTAGAGAATATACATCAGATGAGCATTACAGACTTTATAGACGAAGAATTGATTAAGTTCTCATATGCAGATTGTGGTAGATCGATTCCTAACGGTATAGATGGTATGAAAGAATCACAAAGGAAAATTTTATTTGCTGTGAAGAAAAGAAAACTAAATTATGGTGGTAAATCTTTGAAAGTAGCACAATTAGCAGGATATACAGCAGAACATGCAAATTATCATCATGGTGAGAATAATTTACTTGATACTATAATTGGTATGGCTAATGAATTTCCAGGAACAAATAATATTCCTATTTTGTATAGAGATGGTCAATTTGGTACTCGTCTTGAAGGAGGTAATGATGCAGCAAATGGAAGGTATATCTTTACAAAGATGGAAGCATTAACAGAGTTTATTTATAAAAATGAAGATGAGCCATTATTAAAACAGGTTAACGATGATGGAGATTTGGTACAACCAGAATTTTATATTCCAATATTACCAATGATACTTATTAATGGGTGTGTTGCAGGAATTGGAACAGGTTGGTCTTGTAATATCCCGTGTTTTAATCCTAAAGATATAATATGTGGTATTAAGACGTGGTTAGACTATGAAGGAGAAGTATATATTCCAGATCCAGAAAATGAAAATGAGTTGATATCAGTATTACCTGTGTTTGAACCATGGTACAGAGGTTATAAAGGTTCCATAGAAGCAGATGGTGAAAATCGCTTTATATCTTATGGAATAATAGAAAAAACGGGTAAAAGAAATGAAGTAGAGGTTAAGGAACTTCCAGTAGGGATGTGGACATCAAAATTTGTGGATTTTTGTGAAGATTTAAAGTCTTCTAAAATAATAAAGGATGTATCTAATTATTCTACACCAAAAGATGTTAAATTATTAATTAAAGAGCGTGGTCCGAGTGAAAGTAAAGCAATAAAGTGTGATTATGATAATTTAAAATTACATACATATTTGTATACATCTAATATGGTGGTTTTTGATGAAAAAAGTAAGCTCAATAAATACGATAGTGTAGATGATATACTATGTAAATTTTGCGAGGTGAGGTATTCTTATTATGTAAAAAGAAAAGAATACCAAATCGATAGTTATAACAAACTATTAAGGTTTCTTGGAAATAAAGAAAGATTTATTAAAGAAGTAATAAATGAAGATATAGATGTTATGAACGTAGAAGAAAAACTTATTATAAAAACTTTAGTAGAGAGAGAATATGACGAGGATCCTAAAAAGTCAGATGACGAAGGCGGTTATGATTATTTGTTAAGACTACCAGTAAGATCATTTACAAAAGAAAAAGTAAATCAACTTCAGGAGGATATATTATCTAATAAGAAGATTCTTGAATCTATTCAGAAAACTACTGAGAAAGAAATGTGGTTGAAAGAGATAGATGAATTTGAAAAAGAATATGATAAATGGTTAATTCAAATAGACCAAGAACAAAGTTCAAAACCTAAGAAAAAATAATTGTGATTTATTTGTCCCTATAATTTTATTAAATTATAGGGTCATAATCATTTTATTTCCGATATGACAGGAGTTATCGGCTTCCAATACATTGACTAGTATTGAAAGCACTTAGAAAATAATAGGTTCATATACACTAGCGCAATTATTTGAGTTCCTTTTTTCATTAAATTCTTGTAAGTTAACAAGAACAGTAAGTTTTTCTAACTTCTTTACTAAAAATTCAAAGTGGTACATACCACCTAATACTATATATTCATTTGTTTTATTATCATTGAAAATTATTGTGAGTAAAAAGTAATCAGTTACCTTTTGCCAATTTTCTTTCAATAATTTATGAATTATTTCTGTGTCTTCAGTTTTAATATTTTTTGATATATTATCAAAGCTTTCTATAATTTCATGTTTAATATTTTCCATTAATTTTTTGATATCTCCATCGTATGAACTAGTATCAAGAAATTTTTTATTAATTTTACATTTATTATGAAAACAATCAATATATTTTTCTTGGATTAAACTATAGCTACCTTGTTTAAGTTTATTTAGAATATAGTTACTGTGATATAAACTTTGGTGTAATTCTATTCCTAGAAACCATTGTCTAATATCGTAAGGAATAATTTTATATTTTTTATTCTGTTGTTCTAATGTTAAATATATATCTGTAATTGATTTTGATTCTAATTGAAGTATACTTTCTTCTGAAAGTGATTTATCATATTCTAATAAAACAGAGCAATCTGGATTATCAGATATTCTTTTGGCACAATATTCCCATGGTGAAATTTTATTACCTTTACATTCCCAATATTTTCCGTGTAATTCTCCAAGAATGGTAAATGTTTTTTTATCTAGATACAAAAGTTGAGCAATAGCGTATATCCCATTCATAAAGTATTCAGTTTCTGAAAATAATATCATTTATTCTTAAAAATATTTAAATTATATATAATAATAACTGGACAGTAAACATAGACTAGCTTATCAAGTGCTACAAAAATTACAAAGCTTTTCTAATACGTATATTAACTTAATTATTGATTATAATTTAGAAATACCAGGTTTATCTTATCTTGATTAATTAGGGTTACCTATAATAAGATTAAATCTAACTAAAATACCAGAATGCGAGAGCACTATAGCACATGTTTTATCACATGAGTATGGTCATCACATGATGGGTCATGTTAAAGTGAACCCACGATTTTTACACCCTTATGAAATAAATAAATCCGAAGAAGAGGCAGCTAGATATGCTAAAAGTTTTATTAGAGCCAATAAGTATGATTTAAAACCCATAGAGCAGTTTGTAAGAACAACTACACAGAGTAATAAAATATTAAAAAATCGTCTAGATATTTTGTTAGGTAAATAGATTAAAGAATTAATTTTTAAAAAAAAATGTTAAATGAATTACGTAATAATAAAATATATTTTTATAAAAATATACTAAAATGGAATTTAACAAAATATAATTTACATCTGGAAATTGTATTAGGAGAAGGTTCAGACTTAGATAAGATAATTAAAAATGTTCAAGACTTTGGTATTTGTACCGACTGGTCATTCCATGATAATAATACTAAATTTATTTGTAAGTGGGATATAAGAAGGGTTAAAAACATAAAACAAATAGAGCTCTTATCAGAATTATTAGAAAGTAATATTAAAAAATAGTTATAAAATCGCTTTCATTTGATAACTATACTATTTCAATTTTTCTCATTTCTTTGAGATATTTATCCCATGTATCAGACATTAATTTTTTCTCAATAATAATAGTGGGTGAAAAATTAACATCAATTTTATATAAATTTCTTTGATAAAGAATTTTCTTTGATTCAAAATTTATTCCATCTATTTTAGTAATAGTTCCATTTTCATAATCTATATCATTTGCAGTTATAATTTTTAATACTAAAGCTATAATTATAACTTTCAATAAGTTCCTAGTTTGTTTTATATTTAGGGAATATCTATTTTTCATTTTAACAGTATACTGTTCAATAAGTAATTCTTTTATATTCTTTTTCCGAATATCATTCCAAGTTTTTCTAGTTTCTTTAATACTATCTTCAAAATTTATAAAATCTTTTTTCTTCTCAATTTTTTGTGTTTGGGAAAGAAGACCTAATTTTTTAGTAAGTAAATTATATACATCTTTATAAATTTGTTTGGAATCTTTTTGTTCTATTTTATAACTAAATTCTTTTTTTTTATAGTTACAGCATAAATAATCTTTAGAAAAATATGTTCCGTAAGGCGATATTCCATAAGATAAATCTTCAAATATATTTTGCCAGTAAATATCGTCTGAATGATTATAGCACTCTAGAAAAATAGGATATAAAATTTCTTTTCTAATAGGCATACTTTTAATAACTATAAATAAATCTTTAAAGTATTAACACTTAAAAATAAAAATGATATTTGAAAAATTTCATTTTATAGGATATAAAAATGAGTTCAAACACTAAAGAACATATACAAATTATTAAGACTGACCCAGATGCAGTTATTCCTACAAGAGCAAACTTAACTGATATTGGACTTGATTTGGTGGCAATCAAAGAATATAAGATTTTGGATAATGGTGTCATTTTGTATGACACAGGTATTAAAGCCAGAGCACCTGATGGTTATTATTTAGAAATTCTTCCTAGAAGTAGTATGTCAAAGACTGGTTGGATGTTAGCCAATAGTGTGGGTATTATTGATCCTACTTATACAGGAAATTTACTAATAGCTTTAATTAAAGGTCCTAACAACCCTAGTCCAATAAGTCTACCATTTTGTAAATGTCAACTAGTATTACGTAAAGCTGAATACGCTGATGTTGTAGAGGTTTCGGAATTTCCAGAGACAAGTCGTGGTGAGGGAGGATTTGGAAGTACTGGTGAAAGATTATAATTATACAAAGACAATTTTTATTAAAATAATAAAAATTGAATCAACAACTTTTTTATTTAAAAGAACGTAATAAATTGATTAAAAATAAATATACATGAACAAAACTGTTAAAATTGGTCCAACACAAACATTATTTGACCTTAATGGACAAACAACTAATTTTAATATAGATTTTTCTATTAAATCTTCTATTCCTAATACAGATTTTTATTGCGTAGTAGTTGATCAAAGTTCCCTAGATAATGGTGAATATAATTTTCAACAGTCTAATGCTGGAGAAATAGGAGGAAACATAGTTTATGATAAAAATATTTATCAAAATTTTGTTATATGTCTTAAATCAAATCATCCTGAACACGAAGTAACGATTATGTTGGATAAAAGTGAAATTCCTCCCTCCTCGCAACAGAAACCTCAACCACCTCAAAGTAATCCACCGCCTCCAGAAAAACAAGAACAACAAATTAAAGAAAATTATATTAGTACTAAGGAATCTAGTAAAAGTTCTTTATTTAATTGGAAAATAATCTTGATTGTTGTTTTAGTTGCTGGTGCTATAGGATATTTATGGTATAGTTCTAAAAAAGATACTACAGTTAGTGAAAAAATAGAAGCTCTAGTTACATCTTCACCAGCTTTATCTAGTAATAGTTCCAACTTTAATAGTCCTGCTTCACAAGACTTTAGTATAGGAAATAGGCATGTTAATCCTATAGATTCAAATATAATGTCTAAATTAAACAAACTAAAATTTAAATAATTTAAGCATAGTAATATAATATATAAATGAGTTTTAATACAAATAATTTTATAAGAAGAACACAAAATAATGGAATAGGAGAATTTACTACTATTGTAACTGATTTACTTCAGAGCAATGGAGTCGCAATGAATGATTTTGTATCTGTTCCTTTTGATATTGTAGAAGAAAATAATTATATAAAAGTATATGGATATTTACCAGGTGTAGATTGTTCAAGTCTGACTGTGGATTTTTATAATAATGTTTTAGAAATTAAAGGTAAAAGAATAAAACCATATAGTAATGATAGTGTAAAATTTAGGGAAGAAATAATATATGGAGATTTTCATAAAAAAATAGATCTTCCAATTTGTATTACCTCTCATGATAGTGTTATATCAAGTAAAACAGAAAATGGGGTATTAGAGTTAGTGATAGATAAAAATAAGGAAGAAAGAAATAGATTTAGAGTACAAGTTGAATCTGCTGTTTCGCAAAACGATGAAAATGTTCAAAGTGCTAGTACGTATGATAATGATGACTTATCACCATCCCCCCACTTTTAAAATATAATATAATAATTTATATATATCTTTGTGAATTATAAATAATGACATCTTCAGGACCTTACACTCAATCATTGAATTTTACACATATGTTTGATATGACAGATCTAAACGGAAATATAAAATCTTTTATTACCCCAAACTCATTATTAGAGATTATTAGTGATGAAAAAAATGGATTTACTATTTATTCTTTTTTAGTAGAAAAGTCTGGCCTAAAAGATTTATTTAATCAGAAAAATTTTAATAATACTATATTTATTCCTAATGATGAAAGTATTAAAAGAAAAAATTTAGAAGATATATTACTAAACGCAGATCAATCTTTTTCAAGAAATATTATATTATCAACCATGTTAAATAATAAAATTACAATAGATTTACTTATGATAAGTGAAATGTGTAAATTTATGACTAAAAACCCCCCTAATAATTTAAATATAAAATATATTAATAATACAATAACCATAAATGATACTGCTAAAGTTATTGAATCAAATATAGAGGCTAATAACGGTCTTATACATGTAGTAGATAATGTGATTTTTCCTTTTGTAGAATAATTTTTATTGTTAATAACAATAAAAATTACATAGAATTTAGATAAACTGCAGTATAAATTGCAATACCAAATAGAATTACTAAAAAGTTAGCTTTAACTATTACATGTTTTGAGTTAACATACGAATCAAACATAGAAGTAATTAAATCATTAAACATAAGAGCAATTGTCATAGATAAACAATACATAACAATAGATATTATGTTTTTTTTCAATACTTTCTTTTTATCCATATCATTTGTGTTTTCCATTTATTATATAAAAGTATTTATCCTTCAATAATTTTTTCTAATCTTGGAAACAATTGTAATTCATTTAATATTTTTAGTTTTGCGTTTCTGATATGTTCTATTCTTTTGGCCCACCAATCTTCTTCAATAGCTTTATTAATTATTTCCAGTGACTCTTCGAAATTATTCATATTTAGTTTAACATAGGCACGTTCATCGATATAATTACTAATGTTAGGACATCCCCAATAAAAAATTAGACATTCTGATAATATAGCATCAATAATTTTTTCGGTATAGTAGTTTTCAATGCTATTATTTTCTGCATTAAATGTATATTTATAAGGAAATAATCCTTCATCTTTTTGATGGTAAGGTAGTACTCCTTTATAATCTTTCCAATTGAATTTATTTCCTCCATATACGTGGATAGGTATATTTTTTCTTTCTAAAAACTTAACAAAATCAATTCTATGAATATGTCCAATATCAATATATTTATCTGACAAAACTGTTGAAATTTCTGACTGGAAAGTCTTTTCTATTTTAATTTCTAATAATTCTTTGTAAGATTTGCTAATATGCCATTCGTTATTATTATAAGCTAATTTATGAGATCCCAGAAAAAAAGCATTCTCAGGAGCAACCCACTCCCCCCAATTTTCTTCAGACATATAAGGTTCTTGATGAAATATAATACATTTCTCCATAGGTGGAGAAAAATCTCCATATGGTTTGTTTATAACAACATAATAATCACATGGCTCTTCCCATACTATTTGTATGTTATTCCATGTATAATTTCCTTTGCTCATTTTATTCCAAGTATCACATAGTGATTTTGAATCACACCAATTACAAGTTAACATTACTTTATAAGATTTGTTAAAATCAAAGGTACCTTCTATATCTTGGACAACTAAATCCTTTTCGTTATAATCCTTGTTTAATAAATGGTGAGTACTATTCAAGAGGTTTAAGGATTCATAATCATTTTGTGTTGTAAAACTTACATAAGATAATAAATAAGCTGTTGATATCAAATTATTACTGATAGAATCTAATATTGCTTTTTTAGAGTCCAATACAGGGCATCATCTATATTTTTTTCCATTTGTAATTACAAATTTGTTTCTTAAATATCATTATTTATATTCTTAATAAGTTATGTTAATAAGCTCATTATATTCTAATACAGGGATATTGTATTTATAGGCCATTTTAATCTTAGAAGAAGGATAAGGTTTATCTTTCTCTTTAACTATAACAAAGTCTGTTTGATTAGTAGTAGTATCACTAAATTTAGCTTGATATTTTTCTGATAACTTATTTTTGATATCTTGATTATCTGAAAACCCTGAAATACAATAAGTTTTGTTATTAAAATATTTTTTCATTACATCCATTTATAAACAATATAATTATTTTTTTAAATTTTATGCTTTAGAATAATTATATAGTAAGTTTTATACAGTTTATTTTGAAAGTGCTATTGCTAGTATTATTGCTAAAAAAACAACACCGACACCTGCACCAATTCCTATCTTGACTCCAGTTGACATTCCTTTGGATCGGGTAGGAGCTGAGCAACTATCAACATCGGGTTTCCATATACATTTACCTTGTGGGCAATCATCCTTTCCTATTTTTTTTCCACCGGTGCCTGTTTCACAATTAGGATAACCACTGCCATTATCACAACAACTACCCTTATTTTCAACAGGTTTAGGAGCTGGAGCAGTAGATTTATTACACTCAAACATACATGGTTGCCTTTGCACGTGATTTGTCTTAAGTGAATAAGTTCCGTTATAGTTACTATCAGTGGATACAGCTGCCTCATATCCATCCTTACAAACTACATTTTTTTCCCCATAGCTTTTCAAAAGTTGATCGCAAGTCTGATTGATGTGATAATGGTCGCTCTTACCAGTACATTTATGGTCTTTACCAACATTTATACAATCTTTATCAAAGAAACAGGGAGTTTTATTGTCAGAACACGTTCCTGGTCCCATAAAATTAATCCCGCAACTATCGCCAACACAAGCTGGATCTTTAAACCCGCATGTGCCGTTAACTAAATTACATGGCTTACTCATTTATATGTAGGTAATATTTTTATAATGATTAATAAAATGTTTTTCGTCTATATTAATTTTAGAAAGTATGAACAGTATTTTATTTCATAATAACTATAGAATGAGTTTATGCTATAATAGGTAGAGGTATAACTGGATAATTTGAGATTATACTCTTAAGTTTATTTATTTTTCTTTTAATCTGCCATTTATTACTACGGTTACTCATTTTCATTGATTTTTTGTGTAGTTGTTTGTATAATAAACCTTCTTCAGACCTTTTCCAATTTGTATATATTTTTGACGTTTGTCTAATAGATTTATTATAATTAACTAATTTGACTACTAATTTCTTTAAGTCTTCAGGAGCATTTTTTCTTCTAGCAAAGTTTCTAATAAGTTTATATCTTCCCTCTCTAGTGTATCTATTATAATACTGATTTTGTTCTTCTGGCCCAACACTCCTACAATATGGACAGCTAGGATTGGAATTTCTAAACCATCTAACAATACAATTAGTATGGAAAGTGTGATTACATTCGGGAATTGTATATGTATTTTCATCCAATTGTTCTAGACAGATACTACAAGTATTATCCAAAGGAAAGTTTTCTTGATTTAAGATATGAGAGATGTTAATTGGTTCCATTTATCCTTTTGGATATAAATGTTTAAGCAGCTTAAAGTCTTGACAATATAAAAAAAAATGAAAAGAACATTGGATGAATTTGTTTGTAATAATACTAGGTCAAAAAGACCAAAGTTATGTTCATTAGATGATATTAAAGATGACTACTTTATTTCTGCTACTCGTCTTTTTAATTATATAACAGGAGATGCTATCGTTGATTGGTTTAAATTATCATCATTCAGTAATAAAATTCCATGTAATAAGGATAAATTTAATAATCATATTATGCAAAGAGGTATTGAGTTTGAAAAAAATCTAATTCAATATTTAAAAAATAAACATGACATTGTGACGGTATCAGAAGTTATTAATGACACGACAATAAAAAAGACTAAAGATTTGATGTTTCAAGGTGTACCAATTATTCATTCAGCACCATTAAGGAATGATAAAAAGAAATTACATGGAGTTGCTGATTTATTAGTAAGAAGTGATTATATAAATCAAGTCATTGATATTGATCCATTAAAAGAAAATGAGATAACTAAATATTCTCCCATTTTAGATAAAAATTATTATTACATAGTAATAGATATTAAATTTTCTACTCTTCCGTTAAGAGCAGATAATACTCATATTTTAAATAGCCAAAAGTACTCAGCGTACAAAGCGCAATGTTTAGTATATACAGAAGCTACAGGATTAATTCAAGGATATACTGCTCCAATTGCCTTTATTTTAGGAAGAAGAAATAAAAATACTAAACAAGGTATTTCCAATCATAATTACAGTTGTATTAACAAGATTGGAAGAATTTCTTATGATTCAGTTGATAAAGATGTTCCAATAAAAATGAATAAGGCTATTAGATGGTTAAAAGATGTACGTAAATATGGAAAAAAATGGATAACTAACCCGCCTTCTAGACTTGAACTTTATCCTAATATGTGTATAGATTCAGGAAAATGGAATAAATTAAAGCAGGCTATAGCTGATGATATAGGTGAGCTAACTAAAGTTTGGAATGTAGGAATAAAGAATAGAAAAGAAGCCTTTAAAAAAGGTATAAAATCTTTGAATGATAAAAATTGTACAAGTAAAATATTAAATATACACGGAAAGAGAGCTGATATAATAGATAATATAATAAGTATAAATAATCAATCTGAACACAAAGTCTTACCGAAAGTTATAACAAATAATATAAATAACTGGAAATTAAGAAGTAATGAAGTATTTGTTGATTTTGAAACTATTTCGGATATTTTTGATGAGTTTAATAATTTACCTTTTCAAAAACCAAAAGATTTAATTTTTATGATTGGAGTTGGTTATGTAGAAGATAATGAATTTATATATAAGAATTTTTGTTGTGAAGAAATAACTCGAGAAAACGAATTTAAAATCATGAACGAATTTAATACATTTCTGAAAAATAGAAACTATCCAAAAATGTATTGTTGGTATGCAGAAGAAAATTTTTGGAGAATTGCTGAGCAACGACAATTTGATATTGCTTGCTCTAATAATGAAATTGAAACCAAGGATTTAATATCTGATACTTGGAAAGTAGATAACTGGGTAGATTTATATGCTATCTTTCAAAAAGAGCCAATAGTTATTAAAAATTGCTATAAATTTGGATTAAAAAATATCGCAAAAGCTTTATATGACCATAAATTAATACTTACTAAATTAGATAGTAGTTGTGATAGTGGTTTATCATGTATGGTAAAAGCTTGGGAAGCTTACAACAGTAAAATTGATATTAATAATTCAGAAGTTATGATTGATATAAAAAACTATAATAAATTTGATTGTAAGGTTTTGTGGGAAATACTAAATTATCTAAGGATTAATCATACATAGTTTATTAAAAATAGTATCTAATAACTTAAATAATATATTATTTAAGTTTATTTAACATCTACCATATTTTTCAATATAATAATCTTTGTCTTCAGGGCTTATAAACTTATATATAAGACTACCAGTTTGTTTACAATACCCTTCTAGTGCAGGAACACCACCTTTACGTTTCTTATTACGGAAAGTTTTTACACAAATGTCATCTGCATGTATTCTTACCTTTTTTTTGAGTTCTACACAGTAAAATTCGTTTTCTTTAAGTTTCATAATTTATTATGGTAATTAAAATAATTTTTTGTAATAAGTTTTATGTAATATCTATCTAAGCATGAAAAAAAAAATTGAAAATACTTTAAAAAGCTTTATCCATTTATCTAAATATGGAAAAAACCCGTTGCTTTATTTATACCTGGCATATTGATGAAGAGCAAGAAAATGGTACATCTATAAGAATATATTGTCTTGGGGAAACTAATGAATCTATATGTTTAAAAATAGAAAATTTTACTCCTTTTATTTATCTTGAATTACCCACTAATATTAAATGGGATGAAGGTAAAGCACAGTTGGTAGGAAATAAACTTAATGATTTAATGGGTGAAAAACAACCTCTTAAAAAAGTATTAGTATTTAAGAAACGTTTATATGGAGCACACTTGCAAAAAGATTCAACAAATTATAAAAGTTTTCCATATCTTCTGTGTTCATTCGCAACAAGAAAAGATGTAAAAGTATTAGCATTTAAGTTAAGAAAAAGAATTAATGTTGTAGGTTTGGGATCATTACAGTTAAAAATCCACGAATCCGATGCTGATGAAATATTACAGCTTACTTGTTGTAGAAAAGTTCCTACTGCTGGTTGGATTGAGTTTCACGGTAAAAAAATAGAAGAATCTAATAAAATAACCTTATGCGATTTAGAATATAAGGTAAGTTGGAAAAATATTATTCCTTATGAAACAGATAAAATTTCCCAGCCCAAAATATTAGGTTTTGATATTGAAGTTAATTCTACCAATCCTACAGCTATGCCTAAAGCTTCAAATCCAGGAGATGTGATTTTTCAAATATCTTGTGTATTATGTAGGTACGGTGATACTCCAGATGAATATGAAAAACATCTATTATCGTTAGGACAGCCAGATTTAGATGTAGTAGGTGATGATGTTTTAGTAACAATGTTTGAGACAGAAGCTGCTTTATTGGAAGGTTTTACTGAATTTATAAGACAAGAAAATCCTCATTTGATTGCAGGTTATAACATATTACAGTTCGATATACCTTACATGATTGATAGAGCAAGAGATCAATTTTGTATATTTGAGTTTGATAAACTTGGTTTTCATAAATATAATCATGCTCGGGAAAAAACAATAAAATGGTCATCCGCAGCATATAAAAATCAAGAATTTAAATATCTTGACGCAGAGGGTAGAGTATTCGTTGATTTACTACCTTTAGTACAGAGAGATTTTAAATTTAACAATTACAAATTAAAAACAATTTCAGAGTATTTTGTTGGTGAAACAAAAGATCCTTTGAGTGCTAAAGGTATTTTCAAATGTTACAGAATTGGTATTAAGAAAAATTCTGATGGTGAATATAGTAATAAGTCTCAAAAGGCTATGGGTATAGTAGGAAAATATTGTGTACAAGATAGTGCTTTAGTATGTTTATTAATGGATAAATTACAAACTTGGGTAGGTTTAACAGAAATGGCTAAAACTTGTAATGTACCAATTTTTACATTATATACTCAAGGACAGCAAATAAAAGTTTATAGTCAGTTATATCGTCATTGTATGTATAAAAATATTGTGGTAGAAAAAGATGCATACGAGGTAGATGATAATGAAAGGTACGTTGGTGCTCATGTATTCCCGCCTATTCCTGGTCAATATAAAAAAGTTATTCCTTTTGATTTCGCTTCACTATATCCAACTACTATAATTGCTTATAATATTGATTACAATACATGGGTTCCAGATGGGGTTGATGTACCAGATGAGAAGTGTCATATTATGGAATGGGAAGATCATATCGGATGCTTAGTAAGCGGTACTAATATCACAATTGGAGAGTATTCAATGAAAATAGAAGATCTAGAAGATTATCGTTCTAATTTGTTGGCATATGATGAAGAAAATAAAGGAATGAATTATTATAGTCAAACAAACTTTTTTAATCAAGGTATTAAAGAATGTATAAAATTAACATTTCAAGATGGTACAACATTATCTTGTACCCCAGATCATCGTATTTTACTTAATAATAATGAATGGGTTGAAGCACAAGATATTAAAATAAATTGTGATAAGATAAGCACTACATATTCTCCTCCAATTTTTAATACAGAAGAAAATATTGTAATTGGAGATTATGATTTGTCTGGGGCAAGATTAGTTAAATTTTATAAGATTCTTGGGATGCTTTGTAGTGATGGTTATAATTCACATAATCGTTCAAAAATATATTTAGGACATCCTATTGATTTAGAAAACATTATACGAGATATCGAAGATATTGAAAAAGACGCTATATCCATACACAAAGAAAATTACGGTTGGAGTATAACACTTCTTGGAAAACTTGGAGAAATGTTTCGTAATTTACCTGGAATGTTGTGGGGAAAGAAAGTTGATCAAACTAGAACTTTACCTACAATTTTAGAATATGCAACAAACACAGAACTTCGATCATTTTTAAGTGGTTTATTCGGTGGTGATGGTCATACGTTTAGTTACTCTGAAAAATCAAAAAGTATTGGTTCAGTTTCTTTATCATGGACATCTAGAAAACCTGAACAACTTGAGGATGTATTTACTAAACTTCAAACATATTTTACAAAATGCGATATATCTACAAGCATTACTCGTCACGAAGAACAGACACTTATACATATTAAAACAGAAGATATTTTAAAGTTTAAGGAAACTATAGGTTTTTCTTATTGTGTTCATAAATCTATGCGGTTAGAAGCTGGATATTCATATTATAAAATGCGCCAAGAAGTATGGGAACAACAAAAATGGTTAGTAAGTAGGGTCAAAACCCTTAAGAACGTAATGAATATTGAAAAAGCAAATGAAAAATCTCAACAAGAATTGAAAGATAGTTTTCCTATATATAACGACTATTATTCATCACCTTCTAAATCTCAAATGATAGAAATGATGAGACCATGTAAAAAATGGGATAAACCAATGTTTAGGAATGAATATTTTCCAAATCCTTTAGAATATTTTGATGATATTGGTGCTACAAATTTATTTGAATCATATTCTGTAGATATAGACAGTAATGTAATTCCTTGTATTTATAAAAAAGTTATTAAAATTGAAAATATTGGTAAACAACAAGTATATGATTTAGAAGTTGATATTTCACATTCTTTTGTAGCAGATGGAGTTGTTGTTCATAATTGTGAACACGATCCTAAAGTTATACGTGTAAATACTTTAACAAAATACATTAACACGGAAGAAGATAAAATTAAAAAGATTAGAACTAAACGAGATACTACAGCCGATAAGTTTAGAAAAAAAGAATTACAGGATCAAGTTACTAAAATGGTTAATGATTTAAGACCCTATAAAAAAGAGAGATCTGAAATAAATAAAACAAAACCAAAAAATATCATGTGTGACAAAAGATCTTATAAGTTTATTAAAGAACCCCTTGGAATTTTACCTACGATTATTCAAAATCTTTTAGATGCAAGAAAACATACTAGAAAAGTAGATATGGTTCAGAAAAAAGACAGACTACAAGAGTTGTTAAAAATACAAGAAAATACAGGAGAAGATATGGCATTGCAAATAAAAGAATGTGAAAGTATTTTAGGTGTTCTTGATAAACGTCAACTCGCATACAAAGTTTCAGCTAATAGTATGTATGGTGCAATGGGAGTAAGAAGAGGGTATCTACCTTTTATGCCTGGGGCAATGTGTACTACTTACATGGGTCGTAAAAATATTGAGCTTGTAGCTAAGACTATTACTGAAAAGCATGGAGGAGAACTTGTATATGGTGACACAGATAGTAATTATATTTATTTTCCTGATAAAAAAGATTCTAGTTCAGTTGAGTTGTGGGATTACGCCGAAGAAGTAGCTGATAAGGTAACACGTTTATTCCCTCCTCCTGTGAAATTAGAGTTTGAAGAAGCTATATATGATTTCTTTTTTATTTTAACTAAAAAGAGGTATATGTATCGCGCCATTAATAGTAGAGAAGGTGAAGTAGAGCAAAAAATAGGTAAAAAAGGTGTATTATTAGCAAGACGTGATAATAGTAAATTTGTTAGAGATATTTATGAAGGTGTTATTTCTCAAATAGCTGATGGTGTACCAAGAGATGATGTTATTTATTGGGTTTTAAAAGAGATAAATTCGATGTTTGCTGGTAATAAACCTTACTCAGATTTTGTTATAACAAAATCTGTTGGGAATTGTAATAATTGCCAATCAGAAATTTTTTATAATGATAAAAATGAGAAAAAAGCAAAAGTAGGTGATTATACAACTCCTTTGTTATCATCAGAACCTACGGAAAGACTTGAACAAATGAAAAAGAAGGGTGCTAGTAGTACAAAAGAGTTTTATCTTTTGTGTTTACCAGCACAAGTTCAACTTGCTGAAAGAATGAGAAGAAGAGGGCAACGTGTTGATGCAGGTAGTCGTCTTGAATATTTAGTATCAGACCCAACTAATCATACAGGGAAACAATATGGTAAAATAGAAAGCTCTGATTATTATAAGAAACATTCTGATATTATCAAAATAGATTATTTTTATTATTTAAAATCTTTAGCAAATCCGTTGGACCAAGTACTTAATGTGGCATATGGTAAAGATAATGATTGGAAACAAGATATGATTTTAAACTTATATAATTTCAAATATAAGATAGAATATAAGAATATATTAAAATTAAAAGAGTTATTTAGAAATAAGATAAAGTTTGAGGAATAATAAAAAAATTCTTAATATAATAATTTATATTAAGAAACAACTATACCAATTTTACATTACACTATATTTTTCTGAAATTTCTCCACGTAAAGATCTTTCAAATAATTGCGGAATAATATCTTTATCCTTTACATGAGATAATATTAGTAGTAATTTTGTGAAAGCAGCAGAGATAGTCATATCAAAACCTGGTATAACACCAGCTTTTAATAAATTTAAATCTAAACTGTCGTAGTAGTTACATTGTGATACTGCTACTATTATTATTCCCTTTTTAGTAATTTCTTTAAATAATTCAAAAAAATCTTTTGAAATTAGAATTTTATTATCACAATATAGTTCTATCACAATACCATCTACTTTTTCCTTGTTTTCTAAAAGATTAATTATGTTTTTTACATCAATTCCAGGGAAGAATTTAATTATTATAATATTTAATTTAGGATTAAGAAATTTAGTATTAAATTTCTCAGTAGGTAATGTTAAACAATTATCTTTAGTTAAATTACCAAAATTGGGGCTTACTATTTCTTTTTTGTCAATTTGGGTAGAACAACATCCTCTTACCAGTTTATTATTAGAACTTATCATGACTTCTGGAATATTCGTTTTGCTTGCCAAAGTTATATTTTGATTTAAATTATCATTAGTGATAATTATAGGCTTTTTAATATTTTCTAAAATAAATGAAAGAGCGGAAGCTAAATAGGTTATAGTTTCAATTTCTGTATAAATAATAAAGGCTTCTTGTTTATCATAATTGTTGCTTATAATATTTGCTATATTATTCCAATCATTAATTATTGATTGAGAAGTATTTTTAGCTGGAGAAAAGTTTTCTATAGTAAGATTTTTCATTGTTTTATTGATTGGTTTATCTTTAATATTAATCAATAGTACCCTTGAGTTGAGATGTTCAAAGTTATCTTTTTGAACAGTATTATTTAAATATAAAATAAATATCAAGCTTAGTACTAAGATAGTAAAAAATACTAAAAGTATTGTTTTTGGATTTGCAGAGTTAAAATTCATTTATCATATATATAGATAAAAGTTATGTATTCGCAAATTAGTTGGTATACTTTGAAAACACTTAAAGATTCATTTTTAAATCAAACAAAAAGAATGGATACAAATAGTCAAGAAATTATAAGTAGACTTAAATTTATTGGTAGTATTAAAAAAGGAGATAAAATAAATACTAGACATTTGTATATACAACCAGCAGGTATGGTTACATCATTTTCTAGAACATTATTGTATCCTGATAGTAGAAGTAATACAATAGATTTTTGTATTGGAACTATAAAAAGGTCATATGAATTATTAATAACATATGAAAGATCTCAAAATAAATCTGAAAATCAGATATATTTAAACATAATCGGTGATTTAAAAAATGCTTTGATAGGTATTGAGAATTTAAAAGGAACATATATCGATGATAATAAATTTTGTTGTGATATGGATACATTGTTAGAAGAAATTAGGGCCAAATTAGATCATGAATTCACTAAAATGGATAGTAAAGTAAATGATAGCAATGAAGAATAATTATATATTCTTTTCAATATATATCAAATAAATAGCACTTAATGATTGTAAAATACAGTCTGCTATGTCATCTTTTTTAGATGAACTTTCTAATAAATTTAATGATTCAAAATCGGTTCTGTCAGCTAAGATATTAAAAGCTTCTTCTACAGCCCATTTCTTCCTTTTAGGTTTATCGACTGCTTTATAACTTACTTTACCTTTTTTCGTTTCTTTCCTAATTTTAGGAGCTCCTAAAATTTGGGTTTTGTGATAAGCAGGATATTCAATAATATGTTTAAATCTATTGTATTTAAAAGCGAAATAAGAAAAACAATGTTGACCTAATTTAATTGCTTTTAGATTAATTATTTTTCCAAATGACATTTGTTTTTCAATAATAAAATAAGAACATTTATCCCAGTATTCTTGATAATTATCTAGATGTTCGGTTAAAAGATGAAATACTTCCGAGTCTAATACTTTTATGGACTTATTGGTAATATCTTTATTTTTAAAAAATACTGTTTTACTATTGTTGTAAATTTCTTGAAGAATTTGTTTTTGCTCTTTAGTAGCTGTACCGTCAAGATGATATTGTTTATTTTTAGGTAATTTATCGATATGTTTTATAGAATCAACATCGATTTCTTCAACAGAAAAACATAGATTTCTATGTCCTATGTCAAACGAAGCTATCCAAATTTTAGTCATTTTATTTATATTTTTTATCTATAATTTAGTATATAAAATATTTTAAGAATTAGTGACTGATACTTATATTATTACTATTATTTTGTAGAAGAAATAAAAGAATTGAAATATAAAAATGAAAAAGAAATATATAATGGAATAAATATATAAAATGAATCCAAGTATTGAAGATTTACTCCGTGAACATTATGTAGATACAAGTCCTTTTCATAGTCATGTGTCTATGGTACAACCAAAAGGTAAATTCCAGTTTTCACGTAAAAAACTTGAGCAGTTTTGGGAATTATATTGTAATAAAATTTATAATGAAAAAGATCCTATTATTGGAGTCGCAGAAAAACCAAGACAATATTTACCTGTTTTAGTTGATTTAGATTTAAAAATATTAGACGATGGTGAAGAAGGTTTTAGTGAACATTTATATAATGAAGAGCAAGTAATAAAAGTGATACAAGTATATCAAAGTATTTTAAAATCAATTGTAGAAGATTGTACTGATGATGACTTAAAGTGTATTTTACTAGAAAAACCTATTTATTATTTAGAAGCAGGTGAAAATACTTATGCCAAAAATGGATTTCATTTACATTTTTATAATTTATTCTTAGACAAAGACAAACAAGAAACTCATTTAATACCCAGAGCACAAGAAGTTTTAGAAAAATTAAAATTATTTGAAAATTTAGGAATAGCTAATTCTGGAAATTTAATTGATAAAGCATCTTGTCAAGTTCCATGGCTTATATACGGTAGTAGAAAAGCAGAAGAAATGGATCCGTATGTAGCTACAAAAGTTTTTGATGAAAAATGCCGTGAAATTACATTTGAGGAAGCTCTTTATGATTATACTATTTTTGATGATATGGAAAAACCTATTTACATAAAAGAAGATATAATTTATTTTTTACCACGAATTTTAAGTATAATCCCATATAATAGAAAAACAAAAGAATTAAAAGCTGGTTTGATTTCACCTATTAAAGAACAAATAATTAAAACTCAAAAACAAAAACAAAAACATACTAAATTAGTTAAATCTGTGGAGGAGGAGCTAAGAATTTCTGAGAAATTATTAGAAATGTTGAATGACTGGAGAGCTGAGGATAGAAATGAATGGATGACTATTGGGTGGATATTGTATAATATTGGTGATGGTAGTAATCAAGCAATGAATCTATGGTTAAAGTTTTCAGAAAGGTGTGAAGATAAGTATGATGAATCTGCTTGTATACATGAATGGGAAAGAATGATAAAGAAGAATTTAACTTTAGGTACTCTACGTTTTTTAGCACAAAATGATAGTCCCGAAGCTTATAATAAGTTCAAACTAGACGAAGGTGATCATCATATAAAAGAAGCATTAAATGGATCGCATAACGATATTGCCAGTGTATTAAAAGTTTTATATGGAAATGATTTCATCTGTGGTTCAATTTGTAACGAAACATGGTTTCAATTCATAGATCATCATTGGGCTGAAATAGAAAAAGGAACTTTTCTTCGTGAAAAAATTTCTAGTGAAATTTGTGAAATTTATGCTAAAATGGGTTCACAATGTTTTCAAAATATGGGAGCAGATAAAGCAGAGGAAGCTATGTATAACGCAAGGATCAAACAAGTACAAAAATTAATGAATAATTTAAAGTCTGCACCATTTAAAAATAGTGTAATGAGAGAAGCAGTTGAAGTATTTTATGATCAACGATTTAAGAATTTATTAGATCAAAATCCATTTTTGATAGGATTCAAAAATGGTGTATATGATTTAAAACTCAACTTATTTCGTGCTGGTACACCCGAAGACTTTATTAGTAAAGTGTTACCAATTGATTATAAAGTATATAATATGCATGATGAAGAAGTCCTCAATGTACTTGATTTCTTTAAGAAGGTTTTTCCTGATGAAGAAATTCGTAATTATTTTTTAGATACTTATTCTGATATTTTTGTAGGAGGTAATAATCAAAAGAAAGTATATATGTGGACTGGTGATGGTGATAATGGTAAATCTATCACTCAGTTATTTTTTGATAAAATGTTAGGAGAATTAGCTATTAAATTTAATACTCAATATTTTACTGGTAAAAAGGTTGCTTCAGGGTCAGCTAATCCTGAGTTAGCAAGAGCCGCTCCTCCTGTTAGAAGTGTGACTATGGAAGAACCAGATGGAGATGAGGATCTTAAAATTGGTGAGTTAAAAAAGTTAAGCGGTGGAGATAGTTTTTGGGCTCGTGATTTATTTGAAAAAGGTAAATCAACTCGTGAAGTATTTCCAATGTTTATGTTAACATTTATTTGTAATAAATTACCAAAACTCAAATATTCAGATAAAGCAACTTGGAATCGTATGAGAGTCATACCTTTTGAATCTGTTTTCGTTGAGCCTGACGATCCTAACTGTCCAAGTACATTAGATGAACAAATGAACCAAAAAAGATTTCCTATGGATAAAGATTTGAAAAATAAAATTCCTGGTATGGTATCGGCATTTGCTTGGCATCTATTAGAATGGCGTAAGAAAATTATTATTAGAAAAGAACCAGAAAAGGTACAACAAGCTACTGCTGAATATAGAAAACAAAATGACATTTATAGACAATTTATTGAAGAATACATTATTGAGGATGATGCAGTTATTTCATTAACAGAAATTTACGCTAGTTTCAAAGAATGGTACAAAGAAGGTTGGCCTAGTAGCAGCTTACCTATTAAAAATGAAGTAAAAGAATACTTTGAAAAAATATGGGGTGAACCCAGTAAAGGAATATCTTGGAGAGGTTATAGAATAAGAACTCTTCAAGATGATATTGAGTGTGGAGATGTTGTAGTTTTAGGAGAGGAAGATTTGATAGATTATGGGTCTAAAGATTATTTACCTGCAATATAATTAAAAATGTATAATTATTTATTATACATTTCAGTGATAATTTAAAATAAATTTGAAATAATAATATAAACATTTATGACTTATAATTAATACACAACAATGACATCTTCTTCAATCGTTCAAGAAATAGATTCAATAACTTTTGGTATCTATTCAGAAAAAGAAATATTATCAATGTCAGTGTGTGCCATAAATAATCCAAGAAAAAGCGGTCTTTGTACTGTTTATGACCCTAGATTAGGTACTACAGATTCAAGTGAAGAATGCCAAACTTGTAAACAAGACGCAGCTAATTGTCCAGGACATTTTGGGCACATAGAACTTAATGAACCTGTTGTTCATCCCTTGTTTACAAAAAGAGTAGTAAATTATTTAAATTGTATTTGTCTTAAGTGTAACAGGCTTTTAATTAGTAAAGACCAAATTAACTTAGTTGGATTAAATAAATTTAAAGGTGAGAGAAAATTTGCAGCGATAGTGGAAAAACTTAAAAAGGTTGATATATGTTGCCAACCTACAGGAAAAAGAGATGAAAATGGGGATGAAATTTTCTGTGGTAAGGACCATCCATTGGTTAAATTTAATAACGGAGATAATACATTTTCTATAATATACGAGGGTACTAAAAATAACAAACAAAAAACCAGTGTTGTCCTTGCTGTAGAAGAGATTAGTAAAATATTCAATAATTTACCTGGTTCAGATGTTGAATTATTAGGTTTTAATCCATTATTGGTGCATCCAAGAAATTTTATTATTTCAGTTCTACCTGTATGCCCACCTTGTGATAGACCATTTGTAAAGGCTGATGGAAAAACTTGCGATGATGATTTAACAATACAGTATATGGAAATAATTAAAGCGAATAATAATTTAGCACAGGATGATTTTATTGATGACGATAAAAAGAGAAAAAGGAAGGAACAAACTGAACAAGATCGAGCTAAATCTAGAGCTAGTCTAAGATTCAGAATATTAACTACATTTAATAATAGCCAAGGTAAAGCCAAACATACTACAAATAATAGACCTATCAAAAGTATAAAAGACAGATTAACAGGAAAAGATGGGCAGATACGTATGAATGTTCAAGGTAAACGTTGTGATCAAACAGGACGCACGGTGATAGGACCAGATCCTACTCTTAAAATGGGTGAATTAGGAGTGCCTAGAGAAATTGCATCTACTTTATCGGTTCCTGTATGTGTAACTGCATTTAACTTAGAAAAATTACAAGATATGGTGAATTCTGGACAAATTAAAACAATTATTAGAAAAGATGAAAAGACCGTAATCGATATAAAAAGATATCGTAGAGGAACCCGATTATTATACGGTGACATAATTTTTAGAGGAGATGAAGAAATAAAGATAACTGATACTAAACAACTTGTACAAGAGAAAGATAGGATTAAAAGAAATGGTGAATTTTTAACCAAAATTAAACCAGCAAATAGAAGTTATAAATTAGAGATTGGATTCACAGTAAATAGACCACTAAAAGATGGTGATTATGTACTACTTAACAGACAGCCAACTCTTCACAAAGCATCTATGATGGCTATGCAAGTAGTTATTAAAGACTATAAAACATTGAGGATGAACTTAGCTATCACAAAACCCTTTAATGCAGATTTTGATGGTGACGAAATGAATATCCACGTTCCTCAAACCCTAGAAGCACAAGCAGAATTAAAATATTTATCTTTTTCACAATATAATATGATTTCTGCTCAAAATAGTAAACCTAATATGGCAGTAGTTCAAGATTCTTTACTTGGAGCTTATAAAATGACTAAAAGCGAAAAGAAATTGACGAAGAGTCAGTATTTTAATATAGCAATGAAATTATCACAATCTCATTGGTCTAAATATCCAAAAACTTCTGATGGTATGATGGATCCTAAAGAAATTAATGATCGTATTCAACATATTAGAAGAATACTTAAGGAAAAAGGAAAGAAAATTCATTGTTTTAATGGTAAAGGTTTAGTATCATTATTTTTACCAGAAGATCTAAATTATGTTAAAAAGAATGATAAAGATGATGTTGAACCAGAAGTAAAAATATACAGAGGTGTATTATATGAAGGTGTATTCGATAAAAACATTATTGGCTCCTCTCATAATGCTTTACATCAAATTATTCATAAAGAATATGGAGCTAAAGCTGCTACTTATTTTATAGATTGTATTCAATTTACTACCAATAACTATTTATTAATTGACGGGTTTAGTGTAGGTTTAGGTGACTGTCTTATGAGCGGGAATGAGAATGAATCTGTTGCATCAAAGAAAGAACAAATCAATGATGCTATTAAGAAATGTTATGTAGAAGCCGAGGGTATAAAACAAACTACTCATCATGAACAGATCTGTGAAGTGAGAATTAATGCAGCTTTAAACAAGGCGAAAGATATTGGTCTTAAAATCGCTAAAGATGCTCTATCTTCTTCAAATAACTTTTTATCTACAGTAAATTCTGGTAGTAAAGGTGATTTTTTCAATATTGCGCAAATTACAGGTCTTTTAGGACAACAAAATTTAAAAGGTAAACGTGTACCATTGTTATTGAACCATGGTAAAAGATCTCTTCCTCATTATCCATTTGGAAATATGGAGCCGGAAATGGAGTATGAATCAAGAGGATTTATTGACAGGGGATTTTTAAATGGATTAAATCCTAGACAATTTTATTTCCACGCAATGTCGGGGAGAGAAGGAATTTGCGATAAACCTGTGTCGCAAACAGGAGGCTGCCTCATATTTTTGAGGGTAAACAGTGTTACCTCCTAGTCATGATTTTATATCATGGCGAGATGGCTTATAAAGTTCGGGGAGTCCCTTAGAGCCTTGACTACCACTTACATCTTGGAAACTTGATGTAATACCCGGGGTAATGACCTAGGGCATGGTAATAACGTCAAGGATTGGGTGATCCGCGGGTAAAGAACCTAAGTCCGATATGGCAAGGATATGGTTCTCCCTCAGAGACTAGTAGGAATGGTTTTTGTAGCAAAACTATTCTGAACAACGGTCATCGGTCGACAATGATAGGTTATCCACCTTGAGTCGGCTTAAGATATAGTCCGCCCCTTTGTGAAAGCATTGGGATATAGCGACAGCTATGGGAACAGCTACATCAGGTTACATGCAACGTAGGATTATTAAACTTACTGAAGATATGAAAATACAACAAGACTCTTCTGTTAGAGATGTTAGTGGTAAAATTTATCAAATTTCTTATGGAGATAATGGTTTTGATCCTACAGCAACTGTTAAAGTAAATGGAAAACAGCAAATGTGTGATATCTCAAGAATTTGTGATAAACTAAATATGAAGCATGAATTAAGTTTGAAAAAAAGTAAGAAATAGTTATCAAAAACCGAAATATAATATAAAAATATTATATTTCAAATTTAAACTAATAATTATTTTAAAAAATGAGACATTTTTCCTTTGTAAGACACGGACATTCATTTCATAATGAATTATTTTTAACATTAGGTGAGAAAGCATATACTCATCCTTCGGTGATTGGTTCAAGTTTAACTTCAAAAGGTCTAGATCAAACAACAAAATTAAAAAACGAAATTCAAAGTTTAGAAAAGTTTAATTTAATTTTAGTCTCACCACTAGATAGATGTTTGCAAACTGTACATCAAATAATAGATGGTATGGAGGACATTCCAGAAATTGTATCTTTAGATGAAATGATAGAGTATGAAATAAGTGACATAGCTAATTATCGTAAAGATAAAAAAGAACTTATAAATTTATACCCTTTTGTAAATTTTGAATATATTATTGATGTATTTAAAAATCCCAATTTTGATAATTAAATTTCTTTAAAACAAAGAATAGATTCTTTTAAAAATTTTGTTAGTATGTTAAGTCCTAACTATAAACGCATCTTGATTGTTGGACATACTTCATGGCTCAATATGTTAATTTTTAATAATCCAGAACTATCTGATTTAGATCATTGCAAAGTATAATAATTATTCTATTCCAGAATAATGTGAAAATAGTTACTTAAAAAACAAAATTAAGATTTAAAAAATAATTATCCTTGATAAAATCAAAAAATGTCTTTCAACAAAAAAGTAACTGATTTCGTAGAAAATACGATTAAAGAATATATAAGTGTTATAAATGACAAATATGATATTGACCCAAATGAATTATATAACATCTGGTTAGCTTCAACAGGTTCTAGTTTCCCAATTACGACTAAACTTTCTAGCATTCCTAAAGCAACTGATGAAATTGATCATAATCATTTGTTAAGCTGCAAAGTACCAGAATTAAAAGCTATGTGTAAGCAACGCAAGCTTAAATGTTCTGGTACTAAAAGTGAATTAATTTCACTTTTATTAGGAGTGAATAAAGATTCTTTGCAATCTCCTGAACCAAAGAAAAGTCCTACAAAAAAATCATCAGTATCAAAGAAAGTTGAAACTGAATCTCCAGCTATTAAAAAGGTAACGTCCACTCTTACTACAATTCCTATTAGAAGAAACCAATTTAATAATTATGAACATCCTGAAACAAGTATGGTGTTTGATATAAAAACTAAGAAAGTTGTAGGAAAACAACAAGATGATGGCAGTGTTTCTAGTTTGACATCAGAAGATATTGAAAATTGTAAAAAATTCAAATTCGAGTATGTAATTCCTGAAAATTTAGATAGTAAAACTGGTTTAGATGACGAAAAAATTGATGAATTAGAGGAGGAAGAAGATGAGTTTATTGAATCTGAAGAAGACATTGAAGAGGAGGAACTAATTGAAGACGAAGAATTAGATGATAATGATTTTAATGACGATATGGTTTACGAAGATTAAAAATAACTTTCATTTTTTGTAATTAATACTTTATAAAGTATTAATTATTCTTATTAATGAGTTGCAAAGAAATTTATACGATTATTCTTTACAATTTTGGGCATATCGTCTAGTTTAATTACTTTTAACATTTCTATAATACGATTAGTAACTTCAGCAATATCTTCAATATCATCAAAAGTCGATTCTAAATAAGGTTTTATAAAGGCTTTAGGTGCGTATCCCTCACCACTATCATTACTTAATCCATCCCCACTTATACCATCACCCTCGCCATAACTATCTTGCTCCATTTGTGATGATCTATCATCATCTTGATCTCCTTCTGTTGATTTTAATAAATCTTCTTCTAAAGCTTTTGCAAATGAACTCACATCAGAATCATCAGAAGAAACAGATTCTAAATCATCATCGGATTCTGGTTCATCACTTGGAACAGGTTTAGGAGATGGTAATGTACTTTTATCTTTTTTGATTTTTTGTTTAGTAGGTAATTTAGGGTCTAATGGCTGAGTTTCACCCTTCATTTGTTTTTCTAATTCATACTCAGCTAACATTTCTTGATAATGTGAAGCTAAAGGTTTGGGTTCTGGTACTTTAAATTGTTTTTCTAGTTTTTCCTTATCTTTAGTTTTTTGTGTTTTTACTATCTTATCTTTATTTAAAATAATTGAAGCAGCTAAATTAACATCGTTTGCTTTAATTACTTTCTGTTGAGTTGATATATGATTATAATTTTTTATAAATAAATCAATACTTTTTAACAAATTTATCAAAGCAGATATAATACAGTTATCGTATTCATTTTCTACTATACGGACACACTCTTGTTTTTTGGAAAGATTTTCAGTTACAGCTGCTATAATAGCTTTTAGAGTGATACTATTTAAATCTTCTTGAGTTTTTATTAAATAATACAACATTACTGTATAATTCCTCCATAATACATCTATTACTACATCACTTGCTTTAGTAAAACCTTTACACTCTTTTAAGGCAATAGATCTAAAAACTGGATCTAAGGGAAGATTTAAATCTTGGGTTTGATTACGAATTTGTTGACATGGAGTATAAATAGTATTAAGACATAACTCAACAAAACTGGCTGATTCTGTAGTAGATTGTTTAAATCTCTCTTGGAGTTCTTTTTCCTCCCCGTATTCTACATTACTTATATTAGCAACATGGGCATATTGTTTATAAACATAATTTTTAAGTAGGACCACTGTTTTACACATATCTTTTACTCTCATTTTAGTCCACTCTTTCATAAATACATCCTTTGAAATTATATCATTTATATCTTCAGTTTTTAATACATGTAAAGTTTCCTTCTTTCTTTGTACAATAAATTCTTCTCTAAGGAACATTAAATAATCTCCTACAAAATTTGTTCCTTGTTGAGAATTATGTGGTTGTCCCAGATTAAGATTCTCTGAATTGAATACTAATTTAGCTTTACCTGTAATTAATAATGTATCTTGTAGAGACCTATCTTGAAATTTAAGGTCCATAGCTTCAATAGCGTATTTCTGGGAATAAAATTTATAACTTTGTTCAGTTAAATTCCTGAAATTCCTATCAGCTTGTTCATTAGTAATAAAATCATCTAATCTTCTAGGATATGTAGTATTACCTAAGAAAGTTTTATATATAGATTCAATATTTCCTAAATAAAAACCTGATTTATGTTCATTTGGTATATTACTTATTAATCTAAACATTATAAAAAGTGAAATTGTAGGAAAAAGGAAATTATTAATTCCAAACAGTTTAGTATAAAACAATGGAGACAATGGAAGATATTTCTTATATTCTTCTGGTACTTGTTTATTAGTACAATGAAAATTAGCACATGGATAAATGTATATAGGATTTCCACTAGTTACTTTATACATTTCTTTCTCTTCCTGCTCTTCCTTCTCTTTGTATGTAATTTCCATATTAGATGCTTGTTCAACTTGTTCTTCAGTAGGAATATAAAATGTGGCTAATCTAGTTTCTATTGAATCACTTAGTCTAGCTGATAATAAACCTTCTTTATATTGAGAATATAAAGTTTCTTCTAATTCATTTCTTTGTAACCAATTTAAACTACTAAATTCTTGCTTTTTTGCTTTTTCATAGTCTTGAGTAGATAAATCCGGGTAAAATTTCTCCAATATATAATCTGCATACATATCGAATACAATTTGATTCCTTTCTTTACGTTTTTTTATTCTTAAAGTTTTAAGACTATTTTTTTTTATTTGCTTAACTAAATTATCTTGATTATATGATAGACTAGTTATCAGTTCTAACCCTTTATTATCAGCTAATTTTAAAATAGCTCCTTTACTGGGGTTACTACTTTCTAATTGTTCTCTACCTAATAGATCTACAATTTCACTTGAAGAGTTATTCATATATTCAGAAATATCTTGTCCGTCTAACATCTTTTGTTCTAAAACTTTATAAGCTAAATACGTATCATAAATAGATTGTTGCTCATTCTCTTCAGAAGATCTTTTTTTACTTTCATTTTCTCTTATAATTAAATGACGACGTATGTGTTCTAAATTTTTACCATAAACATTTATACCTTGACCATCAATTCCAGAACCTAAAAAAGAATTTTGAGATTTATAAATTATAGGAGCATTACCAGTGCTAATAAGTAAATTAGTTAATTCAGAATATTCTTCAAAAACAGCTTCGAATGCTTCCCGTATAGCTTCTATAGTTACATTTTGTTCATCTTGAGATTTTAATTTCTTATAAAGACTAATTACATCTTCATTTTTGACTGAATTAATCATATTATCGAATCTATAAATCATCCTACCATATATAGATTTTGTAACATTTTTCCAAGGAAACAAAGGACTTCCTAATCTTAATTCTTTTCCTACAAAGTTATTACTGAGAGAACCATACTGAGACTTTGGATTTGTAATATTAATTGTTTGAGACATTATTTGTTAATAACAATTTTTTTTGTTTATAAAAATATTTAGGTTTAAATATATATCTTTTTTTCAATAAATGAGCGGCTTACTTTTTCTGACTACTGAAGATTTTAACATTCAAAAAGGGCAAAAAGGTCCTATACTTTGTAATAGCATTAGAGGATTTTCTTTAATTCTTTTTTATTCAACACAATGTGAATTTTGTCAAAACTTGGTTCCAATTTTTAAACAATTACCAGGTGGTGTAAGTGGATGTCAGTTTGGTATGATTAATGTTAGTCATAATAAACAATGTGTTTTACTTTCTAGAGAGACTATTGCTCCTATTAACGAAGTTCCTTATATTATTATGTATGTAAATGGAAAACCTTTTTTAAGATATAAAGGTCCTCACGATCAAAGAGAAATTAGTAGATTTATAGTTGAAGTAGCAAATAATGTGAATAAAAACGAAAATTTCAATAAAGATACCCAAATTAAAGAAAATACTAAATCTGGTATACCAGATTATACTACAGGTATACCACTGTGTGGACCTGATAGTAAAGTATGTTATTTACAATTTGATAACGCATATGGAGATAATAATCCTCAAAAAAATTTAGGAAATAGACACTAATGTTAATTAAGGATTTAAAACTTATAATTAAATATGTCTTTTCCTTTGTACGATCGGCTTTCAAAAAATATAACTAATAAAGATTTAACTAATAAACAAAAACAGTTTTTTTTTGATAATATTACTAATATTGATAATAATGGTAAAGAACTATTATATGTGCTAATTAAATATGACAGTATAGAAAATAATATTAACCCTAATATAATTCCTTATGAAGGTAAAGGTGTTAATAACGAAGGACTAACAAGCATTACTTGGTCTTTGAATAATTTTCCTAATAGACTAAAGCACCTTTTGTTAAATTTTTTAAAAATTCACGTTAAAAATATTAATGAAGAAAAACAAAGAAATTCAAAAATACTTTAATACGATAACAACAATTATTAATACTGTAATTATACCTATTAACAAATATATATAATTAAATTTACCACCATTTTTTTGTGAAACTACCTTAAGTTCATGTAATGATTTATCATCATGTAATGATTTATTTTTTATTATTGGATTTTTACACATATTCCAACAATCTTTATCCCTATATATTTTCTTGTCACTTTCAGACAAACTATTAACTCTATCATTTTTACAAATATTATCTTCGCAATAATATCCCTTTCTATTAGTTATTAATCGAAAAACACCATTGTTTTTAATAGCTTTTTCTTTATTAAAATTTGTAATCGATAATAAATTATTAATTTCATCATATACTACATAACAATCAAGGATTTTTATTAAAAATTCATCACCGTAATTTATATGTTCACCATCTTTTTTAGTAAGTGATTCTAAAACTATAGTATAATCATCGTCATTATAAGAAATAGCATCACTACCCCAATATAAGATAGAATTAGATAGAGCTTTTATAAACAAAATAGAAGAAGGTAAATTAAGAGATAAATTTTCTCCGAAAGTAACTATAGTTGATTCAGAAAAAAAAGTTTTTGGTTTATTTGAAATTATTTGTAGTTCATTTTTACATTTTTTTGATAAAGTAACTTTTGTATTACTATCTCCATAATCTTTATTTATGAGATTATTTAAATCTAATACCTTGTTAGTATTTATATTTTGTAAATTACATAAATCTTGAAAAAAAACTTTCAAACCATTACTAGGTGGATAAGGAAAGACATCTTTATTAATAAAAGTATCAATTTTCACATTTTTTAACCCTTTTACCGAATCTTTTGGTATAAGACGGTAGATAGGATTAGTGTTATTTCCTTTATTAGCTATATTAGCACATATTCTTTCTTTATTTGATAGTGTTATATTATACCCGTAAGAGCAATCATTACCTTTACAAGATTCTATACACTCTTTAGTAGTTTTATTTTTTGTACAGTATCCTTTAATAGAATCATTACAATCCGAAAACTCTAAATTATCAAGTACTTTATCATTCCAAATATACCATTTATTGTTATATTCTTTTGGTAAGTTAATTGTCATTTTTTTAAAGAATATATTTTAATTACAAAAAATACTGTATTTAAAAGAAGATTTTTTGTAATTAAAATGTCATATAAAACTAATAATTTAAAAATGCTACCAGTTAATAAAACTGTAGTGTTTAAAACTCCTCTTGAAAACGAAGAAGAAGTACTTTGTAGGACTGGAACTATAGCTGAAGGTTCTTGCTTTTTTCATTCATTATTACAAGCAATTTCTAAAGAATATCAAACAATGGATATTGACAATAAAATGAAATTTGTTTCAAAATTACGTAATAAAATAGCTTCCAAATTTAATGAAGAGAATTGGGAAAATATAAATGATGGTATTTTATCAAAAATCACTTTTCAAGAAAAAGTGATTAAAAATTTTAATGATGTTTATTTGTACTTTTCTAAAAATAAAATAAAACATAAGAGAACTAAAGAAATACTAAAAACCATTCTAGATAAGTATGATTATGATAATAATAATATAATAACTGAACTAGTTAATTTAGAAATGTTAGAATCTAATATTTTACCAAAATCTTACGATGAATCAGAAAATTTAAAAATAGAAGAAACTATAGAATTAGTAATAAAAAATTCAGTTGATTACCTTTTGAAAAGACCTGAATTTAAAAATTTAGAAGAAGAGAAAACAGACTTTCTAATAAAAGTTCTCATAGATATGTTTATTAGCATTTTAAGATCTTCAAAAGATGATGCATTTAATGAATATGTTGAAAAGATGAGAAATCCAAACGAAGACGTTGATACATATACTTTATCAGAAATTTCTGATAAATTTAATAGAGATATATATTTTATAAATGGTAATACTAAATTACCTTATAACAATTTTTCTACTACTAGCACCTTAAAAAAGAGAAAATCTATCATTATTATATGGGTAGGTGGTAATCATTACGAAATTATTGGTAGACTATTACCAGATAATATTGTACAGCGTGAGTTTAAACCTACTGATGTATTAATAGACAAAATGTATACATTTTTAATTGATCCAAAAGAGATAAATAAAAAATATCCAGAATTAGAAGCATATATTCCTAAAGAGCATAGAAAACAAAAAAGTCCTAATGCTTTTAAATTTGCATATCTATCAGATAGCGGAAGTGATGAATCATATAGTAGTGACGATAGTGAAGAAGATTATTATGGTGGTTACCATAGAAGTGCCAGTAGAAGGTCAGAGAGTAGGAGGGGGAAATTTTATAAGTGAGATTATTAACATGTGTTAAGAAACATAAATTAATTTATATTATCTATAATGAGTATAAAAAATTATATTGCTAAAAACAAAATGATAAATGATATTGTAGATTTTTTACCTAAATATCCAAATATTAATAATTTTCAGAATGAAATGTTAAATACATATACTGATTTTTATAGATCTATATTTCTTAAAAAAGAATTTAATGATCTTTCTTTAGAAAAAATAGAAGCTTTACCTGAAAAAAAAGGTGATTTATTTAAACACCAAAAATTAATTGCAAGGTTTCTGTCTTCACATACTTTATACGATCAAATGTTACTAGTTCATGATATGGGTACAGGAAAAACTTGTTCAGCCGTTGCCGTAGTTGAACAAATAAGAAAAGAAGCTAACAATTTTAAAGGAGCATTATATTTAGCCAAAGGAACTGCTCTAATAAATAATTTTATTGACGAGTTAATCTTTAAATGTACAGATGGTAAATATATACCAGATAATTTTAGTTCTTTAACAGAATTAGAAAAAGTACATAGAGAAAAGAAGATGATAAATGATTTTTATAATTGGGGAACTTTTGAAATATTTACAAAAGAGATAACTAGATCATCTGACGAAGAAATAATAAAAAAGTATAGTAATCATATAATAATAATAGATGAAATACACAATATTAGGATTCAAAAAAAAGATAATGATAAAATAAAACTATATAAACAGTTTTGGAGATTCTTACATTTAGTAAAAGATTGTAAAATCCTATTATTATCAGGTACTCCTATGAAGGATGGCATTGAAGAAATTGCTTCTGTTATGAATTTAATTTTACCTGTAGAAAAACAACTTCCAGTACAAGAAGACTTTATTGAAGATTTCTTTATAGAAAAAAGCGAAGATTTATATGAAATTAAAGAAGATATGAAAAATAGATTATATGATTTATTTAAAGGACGTGTTTCATATCTGAGGGCAATGTATTCTGATGTTAAACGTATTTACGAAGGAGAAAAGTTAGGTCCCTTACAGTATTTTAACGTTTACCCAGGTATAATGAGCGAATTCCAAGGAAAAAATTATCTACAAGCATTATTATTAGATAAAGAAGATAGAAAAGGAATTTATACTAAGTCCAGACAAGCTTCTTTATTTGTATTTCCTGATGGAAGCTATGGAGATGAAGGGTACAAAAAATATATAATTCAATCAGGTGGTAAACAAAAACTAGGTAAGAGTACTACTAAAAGTTTTAAACTTAATGATAGTCTAATAAATGAAATAAAAGCTCCCACTCACGAAGAAATGCTCAAAAAATTGTATAAATTTAGTAGTAAATATGCTCAATCTATTCAAAAAATTTTACAATCTCATGAACAAGGAAAACTGGTTTTTGTTTATAATGAATATGTACAAGGATCTGGTTTAATACTGTTTGGTAAGTTATTAGAACTTTTTAGTTTCAGTAAAGCTACTGGAAAAGAAGAACATAATTCAGAAAAACCTAGATATGCTTCATTAACAAACATGACTGCTACTAATAAACAATTAAAGGAATTAGTAGATCGATATAATCAACCAGATAATATGAATGGAAAAATTATATCTGTAATTATGGGTTCCAGAAAAATTTCTGAAGGTTTTTCTTTAAAAAATGTACAAGTAGAAGATATACAAACTCCTTGGTTTAATTACAGTGAAACTTCGCAAGCCATAGCAAGAGGAATCAGAGTAGGATCCCATAATGATTTAATAAAGCGTGGTCAGAATGTAGAAATTGAAATATATCAACGTGTTTCTTTGCCTACAAACGGTCCCAAAGATAGTATTGATTTATTAATGTACGAAATATCTGAAAAGAAAGATATAAGTATTAAATCTGTAATGAGAATAATAAAAGAAGCTGCTTGGGATTGTGCATTAACTTATAAACGTAACTATATAGACGGAGAGGATGGAAGTCCCGAATGTGATTATAAAGAATGCGACTATCAATGTGTAGGTGTACCAAAAGATTTAATTTACTCCTCTAAGGATGAATTAGATATATCTACATACCAGTTATACTATAGTGATACTGTGAAAATTATAACTAAAGATCTTCAGCAAGTATTTTTAAATAAATTTAGTTTGTTTTACGACGAAATTGAATTTATGTTTAGTGATAGATTTAGTGATTTTGAAATTTTATCATCTTTACAAAAAATAACCAATGAAAATATTTCATTTACCAATATGTATGGATTCACTTCCTATCTTAGAGAAGATAATAATAAATATTTTCTAATCGATAGTTTATCAGTAAAAGGTAACTATTTATCAGAATTTTACACTAAGTATCCTACAATTTCCAATAATAAATCTTTTATGGAAAGTTTTGAGCCTATCTATTATCAAGAATTACCTCAAATTATTAGGAAATTATGTAATTCTAGTACTATTGAAGAAGTTTCGACAATACTTAATATTTTACCTAAAGAACTATTAGAAATGATTTTAGAATCCTCTCTTATAGCTCAAAACAAAAACGTTAATAAAAATATTATAGCTAGAGGATTAATATTAGAATATTTTAAAGGTAATTACGCAGAAATTGATGGAGTTATGGTTTCATGGTATTTGTATTCTGATTTCCAAATTATAAGATGTTTAAAAGGTAATGAATTTGAAGAATGTAATGATTACGAAGAAAAAGTTGAAAAATATTTATCTTCACTCCAAAAATCATTGGAGCAGAATCCTAAACAAGTCTATGGTTTAATTAATAAAACTTCAGATGATTTTTGTATCAGAGATGTCAGAGAAGAAATATCTGAAAAAGGTAATAAAGTTAAAACAGGAAAAAGATGTACTAATTGGAAATTAAACCAATTAAATGAACTAATAATATATCATTTAAAGTTACCAATACCAAAAGAAATGTTAAATACTCAAGAGACAAAATTAGTAGATGAAATTTCTAGTCAATTAGAAAATGCCGGTGATGATGAAAAAGAAGTAAAAAATGTAGCGAAACGTATAAAGCAAAAATTTAAAACTAAACTAGAGAAAGATTTTAAACAAATCAAAGAAAATACTGATTTTCTAAAATTAGATAAAAAGGATTTATTAAGAGTTACATTCTGGATGACAACTAAATTAAATAGAAAATGTGAACTTTTAAGATCTTGGTTTGAAAATAATAATTTAATACAGTATGATGATGAATGTGGAAAACATGGGAAACTCAAGAAAAAATAAATATAAATTTTATAGTTGTATAAAACTATAAAATTATGATAACGCTTCGTCAATATTCCATTCCCCATTAATTTTAAAACGATGAAACAGTCTTCCGTTGTCATTTTTACTTAAAATTAATATTTTAGAATCTAATATATATAATATAGTATATTAATTGAAATACTATAAGGAAACATATCTCTTATAAACGTTGATAAGTATTTACCAATATGAAAAAGATTTTTACATCTTAAATAATTAACTAAATTGAAGCAAGACTGTTCATCCCTAGAATCTAGTAACTTATTTATTAGTATATCCATTTTCATATTAATATCTTTTTCTCTAAATCATTAAATATAATTTAAATGACCAAATAAAAATAATTTGATTTTTTAGAAAATTTCCTAAGTCTTAAATATAAAATGTCTTCTCTCGCTACATCGATTAATAATCTGATAAATGAAGAAGTTGGAAAATTTATAGAAAAAATATCAAATTCTTTTGATATTCCAAAAGAAGAACTAGAATTATTATGGAATTCTGATATTAAACCAATTACTAAAAAACCAGAACAAAATATCCCTGTAGAAAATGTAATTAAACCAATTACTAAAAAACCATATCAAAATATCCCTGTAGAAAATGTAATTAAACCAATTACTAAAAAACCATATCAAAATATCCCTGTAGAAAATGTAATTAAACCAATTACTAAAAAACCAGAACAAATTCTTTCTGTAGAAAGTATGAGTAAACCAATTATTAAAAAAACACCTCAAGCTGTTGTAAAACCTACTGAAGATGAAAAATGTAAAGGGTGTCCCTATGTATGGTCTAGAGGTGATAAGTCTGGTACAACATGTGGAAGTATACCAAAGAATGGTTCAATTTATTGCTCTCGTCATAAAAAATATGAGGGTGTCGAAACTAAGGCTAAGAAAGTACTCCCTACTACTAATAATAAAAAAACTATTTCTAGTGTAACCAAAAAGAAAGGTGCGTCCCCTTCTAAAGAAGTTGGATTAACCTTGCACAAAAATAAAGAGATTGATAAATTATGGGATCCTAACACTAAAATGGTATTTAAATCTATAAGTGAAAAGATAGTAATTGGTAAATATGAAGACGGAGAAGTAAAGAATTTATCATCAGTAGATATAGACTGTTGTAAACAATATGGATTTGCTTTTGAGGAGCAAAAATCCTCTGAAAATGATTGTATAAATAAATTAATGAATAGTATAGAGAAATTTAAAAAAGAAAAAGATAATACATCAGAAGAAATTCAAGATAATACCGAAAAGGACAAAGTTGAAACAAGAATTAGAAGGGGTCCAGAAACTAAATCCCCAACCCCTAAGAAAGAGAAAGAAAAAGAAACAAATTCAATTGAAGAAGAAGAAATTCAAGATAATACCGAAAAGGACAAAGTTGAAACAAGAATTAGAAGGGGTCCAGAAACTAAACCCCCAACTCCTAAGAAAGAGAAAGAAAAAGAAACAAATTCAATTGAAGAAGAAGAAATTCTGGAGGAAGAATTACCAGTTGAAGCCGAAACAGATATAACTAAAACAAGAATCAGAAAGAGTCCTAAAACTAAATCTCCAACTCCTAAGAAAGAAATAAGTCCAAAAAAAGTATTATGTGATAATGCCAAACATGTTAAAAAAACTATTGATAACGCCATACTTACTACCAACTTAAAAGCAGGTGATGTAGAACAAATACTTGGAGAACTTCAATTAAATTTAGGCAGTGACATTGATAGTGATGAAGATATTTTAGACGAAGAGGATATAGAAGAAGAATTTTAAAATAAAAATGAAATATTAAATCTTATTTATTTTCAATAAATAAGATGCCAGAAAGTGCCGAAGTACGATTGACAGTTGACTATCTTAATAAATTCTTTCAAGATAATACTGTAGTTAGTTGGGTGTTTTGCGGAGGAAAATATACAGATATTTATCCCGAAGGATATGAAGAATTCGATGAAAGTCTGCCACTTAAAATTTCCGAAGTAAATTGTAAGGGTAAATTTATTTACTTTATATTAGATAATGATGATAAAACATTTTACATATTACATTCATTAATGATGACTGGAAGATGGCAAAAAAATTACGATGAACATTGTAAATGGTATGTAGAATTAGATAACGGCAATACAGTTTGGTTTAGAGATACTAGATCATTTGCCACATTAAAATTTACTTCTAATAAAGATAATTTAGATGAAAAACTAAATAACTTAGGAATGGATATACTATCTAAAGAATTTAAACTACCTTTATTTAATAGTCTTACTAAAAAGTTTAGTAATAAAAATATTTGCCCATTTTTAATGGATCAGAGTATAATATCAGGATGTGGGAACTATATTAAATCTGAAGCTTTATATGAATCTAGAATTTCACCTTTGCGTAAAGTTGGTGATTTGAATGATGACGAGATTAATTCTTTATTTCAGGCATTATATATAATACCTAGGATTTCCTATAACAACAAAGGGCTTTCTTTAAAAGACTATGCTGATGAAAATGGTAATCAGGGAAATCATGGTACTAAGTTAAAGATATATTCCAAAAAACATGCTACACGTACCAAAACACCAGATGGTAGATACACTTATTGGGATCCTAAAATTCAAAAATAAATTATTAAATAATTTTCTATTTATAAAATATAGAAAATTATCTAAATATGACTAACAATACAGAAAATTTTGAAAAAGTTCTCGAAAGTATTCAAGATCGACTAGATAAATTTGAAGATAAATTGGGATCTGAAAATTCAGTCTTTAAATTTGTAAATGGTGTTAATTTCCAATCTCCTATTGTTTATGGACCAATTATATTTATACTAACAGTGATTATTTTAGTTATAGCTAAACCAACTTTCATTAAACATGAAATAGAGAAAAATGGTGAACTCTTAAATGTTATATCAATTAAGAAGCTAGGAATATACAGTTCTGTTATAACAATAATATTAAGTTTAGCTTATTATTATTTTAAATTAAGGAATAATTAATTCTTTCTAGAAAGATAAAAATATTTAATTAACCAGTATAAAACTCCTCCTAATATACCTTTAAAAAAATATAATAAATATTCTGATTTATTAGTAATTGGTAAGATTTTCTTAATAAGTTCTGATAACTGAGGCATTACTAGTATAGTTATCAGAATAACTATTATTAATACATCTTTTGAATCATCAAATATTGTATCTAATAAACTTCTATTTTTTTTGAATAGTGAATCAACAATATGTAATTCCTGCTCGTTGGGTGGTGTTTTATCCACTGGTAATTTATTAATATCGTCTCCTAATTTTTCATTAACAGAGTGATTATTTGGTAAAGACATTTTTAAGTAATTTAAATATTGTTTTAAGCCAATAACATTTTATAAAATAAACTATAATAAATGACATTGTCTCTTAATAAACTATCCAAAATATTAAAAAATAATGGATTTCTGCCAAAGAAATACTTCCTACTTGATAAATATTGTATTTATATAGAGGTATATAGTTTAGTAAACGCTGATAATTTTTTAGTTTATATACCTAGTAAATACGATCTTAAATTTGATAATGAAGGAGAACACTATAATCTTCAAATACTTGATGTTCCAGAAAATGGTGATATTCCTGTTGAATATGCTGGGAAAATTGATGATGCGATATTAGAGGAGTATGATGATGTAGAGTTAGATATGCCATTAGAAACTAAAAATAATGCAGATCTAGAAGAAAAATTAAATGAAAACTATAATCTTCCTATTTCCTTAAAAGATATGAATGTTGATGATACTAATAGAATAAGAGAAATATTTAGACAACTTAAAAGATTAAGATTGTGTGTTCAAAATATAAATTATAAAATTAGTATATTATATAAGGACTATTTGTGCTGTTTGAGAAGAGATAATACATTCGAATCTTATTTAACTAAAGACCTAAACGGAGCATCAGATATGAAACTAATGATAAGTATAGATATGGAAAATTTGATTAAAAATATTAAATCAGTACCCCATGATGTTAAAACAGTAAGAGAATCTGTATACAAAATTTTACAAAAAAATCAACTAAAACATATTAAAGTATTAGATAGAATGTTGAGTTGTAAAAGCTTATTATCTGAAAGTTTTATAAATATAAAAAGTAAACAAAATAAATATACAAGTTTTATTTCTAAACTTGAAGAAATGCTAAAATTAGTTGAAATGCATGAAGGAGAAATGATAAGTAAATTAGATAATATTAATTACACTTATAGTAATTCCGCAAATAAAGGATTACAAGATGATATAGAGCGCTCACATTTAGTAGGGAAGATTAATAATGATTTAAAAAATATTAGTGTAATTAAACAAGAAATAATTAAAAATATTATACTTTTAAAATCAAAATTAGAAAATTTATCGTTACATGTGGATGAAATATGTTTTGATAATATAATTATGATAGATGCTATTACACGTAATTTTGAGACTTTTTCTAAATTTTAAAAAAATATGAAACAATAAATGAATAAACTGATATTCCTTACTATCCCGTTATTTATAATAATATTATTTATAATTATTAACTTGTTTTCGTCAAACCCCAAACAAAGGTTTGGTTATAAATTTTATTAAATTTTTATAACAAAGTTTTTGTTATAAAAATTTAATCAGTTTACTTAGTTCTTACATGAGCGTGTAACATATTGAAGATTGCTAGAAGCAGGGTAAGCATTACTAATTGTTGGATGCCCACTGCATGTTACTCCACCATAGTTTAAGACATCGTACCCTTGGTTCATTCCTGGACCGTAAGATGGGACGACATAGGATCCACTGCCAGCGGCAGTGGGAGATCCAGTGGAAATTCCATTTCCATTGTTGTAGTTTCCTAAATTAGCATAATTGCAAGCATTTTTAATTTGCTCTCCGTCTGAATTATTCATTTTATTATTGTAAAATATTTTATTTTTTTATTATAGTAAATTATCTTGTTAATTATATTTGCGAAGCTTCTTTGAACGCTAACTTGTCAACAAAATCATTATACTTGTTACCACTATGACCTTTTACCCAATGAAAATTAATATTTTTTGTTTTAGAGTAGTTCTCAAATTCTTTCCATAAATCTAAATTTGCCTTCTTTTTCCATATATTTTGAGCACAATTTATACACCACTGACTATCAGAATATATATCTATATTTTTAAATTTAGTAAATTTTAATGCTTTTATAATTGCAGTTAACTCCATTCGGTTATTTGTTGTATTAGAATTAGCTCCTGAACCTAGTTGTAATAATTTATTGTTTTTAAATATAGCAAAGGCCCATCCTCCTTTACCAGGATTTTTTAAACAAGAACCGTCTGTATATATTTTATACATTTTTTTATATTTTCTAAAATATTGACTTTAGAAAATCAAATTGAATTTAAATATTAACTTGCTACATATAATATAGAATGCTTACTGAAAAAAGAACTTGGGAAATCCTAGGAGATCACTTTTCAAAGAAAGGATTTGTATCACATCAGGTAGATTCATTTAATGAATTTATACAAAATGGAATCAGCAGGATCATCGCAGAAGAATCTGCTATCTATATTGAATCAGATGATCCAAAAAATTTTATCAATTATACAGTGACTTTTGATGATGTGTTTATACCTTCACCAACTGTTATAGAAGAATCTAGGGAAATGAGAGATCTTTTTCCTTCAGAAGCTAGAACAAGAGATTTAACTTATGATTCACCAATTTACGTTACAGTAACAGAAACAACTAAAACTACTGACAGTGTAGAAGTAAACAAGCACACTAGAATTTTACTAGGGCGAATTCCTTTAATGTTAAGATCTAATTTATGTCATTTGAGTTCCTGTACTAAAAATGAAAGAATAACTCATGGAGAATGTGAATATGATGAAGGTGGTTATTTTATTATTAAAGGTAAAGAACGAGTATTAATCGCACAACTCAGAAATACTTACAATATTCCTTTAGTTTTAGATCAGAAACCAGGCTCTAAATATAAATTTGTTTGTGACATAAGAAGTATGTCAGAAGAAACAGGTCATTCAGTTCTTGTACAGGCAAATTTTTCAACTGATGAACGAATCTTAAACTTTTCTTTGCCCTATATAAAAGAACCAATTCCAATTGGAGTAGTATTCAAAGCACTTGGTTATTCAAGCGAAGAAATAAAAATGCTAATTGGTCTAAATTGTGAAATGGCCGAAAAATATATTAAACTTATTATTAATGATAGTTTTTTCGTAGAAGAAAACAACGGTATTGAACTATTTGAAGAAGATTTAAAGGAAGAATTTCCTGACAAATTTGAGGATACAGATATGACTGCAAACTTAGTAGAAATGTGGGAGGATCTCTCAGAACAAGAAAAGATTTCATATAATAAGAAAGCCACTCAACGAAGAGCTTTGAAATATATAGGTTCTTTTGCAAAAAATCCACAAAAAGAAAATGAAAAGCATTTATATGCAGAACAAGTAGTTAATAATGAAATTTTTCCTCATATGGGCGTAACATCTTCTACAAAAGAAAAAGCTTTACTACTGGGTCATATGATTCATAAACTTTTAGCGACTATAATTGGGATTAGAATGCCTGACGACAGAGATAATTACATAAATAAAAGAGTAGACTCGCCAGGTATGTTATGTCACGAATTATTCAGGCAATTGTATAAAAAATATATTAATTCCATTTTTCAACAACTAGAAAAAAAGAAACAATTTCCTGATGTTATGTCACTAATACCAAGAATGACTGATATTACTAAAGGATTTATACAATGTTTTAGTAAAGGAAATTGGGGAGTTCCTAAAGCTAGTTATGTTAAACCAGGTGTAGCGCAAATTTTATCTAGACTATCATTTGGTGCTACATTATCGTCTCTTAGAAGAGTAGCTATCCCAAAAGCCAAAGAATCTAAAAATGCAGCGATAAGACAAATTAATCCTTCCCAAATAATGTTTATTTGTCCAGTAGAAACACCAGAAGGACAACCAGTAGGTGTAGTACTGAATCTATCTTTATTAACTCATATTTCAAATAGAATTCCTACTGTTTTGCTTAAAGAAACAGTAGAAATGTGTGAACATATTATTAATATCGACGATTATGATATAACCCTAGAATTAACAAAAGTATTTATAAATGGTATTTTAGTAGGATTAACTGAAGATGCTTATTGTCTTCTTGATGAACTAAAAGAATTTAGAAATATTAAAATGATACCTTGGTGTGTTTCATTATCATATGATGATATAGATGACGAAATCCATATATGTTCAGATGATGGGAGACTTTTAAGACCAGTATTCAATGTAAAAGATAATAATCTCTGTATAACTGAAGAAGATGGAGTAGATTGGGACAATTTGGTAGAAAAAGGTCTGGTTACTTATATTGATAATATGGAGGCAAATAATGCAGTTATTGCATTTAAGCAAAATGAATTAAAAAATTATCATAATGATTTTTGTGAAATAGCACCTGCAATGATGTTGGGTGTAATGGCAAATATTATCCCATTTCCAGATCATTCTCAATCTCCTAGGAATACGTATCAAGCAGCAATGGGAAAACAAGCAATGAGCATGTTTGCACTTTCTCATTTGATTAGGACTGATACAGTAGTACATATTTTAAATGCTCCACAAAAACCCTTAGTAGGTACAAAAGCAGGTGAACTGATGGGTTTTCATGATATGCCTTCAGGAAATAATGCTATAGTAGCAATTGCATGCTATACAGGTTTTAATCAAGAAGATTCTGTAATTTTAAATCATAGTGCCGTACAGAGAGGTTTATTTTGGGCAACTACTTATAAAACACATGCTAGTATTGAAAATAAAGATGGTTATATTTCTGAAAAAATAGGAAACCCTCCACTTAAATATAGAAAAAATGACGCTAATTATGGTTTATTAGATGAAAATGGTATAATTAAAACGAGACATCCCACTTGGATAGATCAAGATGGTAAGGAGCAAGGAGGTGGAGCTATTTATGTACAAAAAGGAGATGTAATCATTGGTAAAATGTTAATTCAAAATGATAAAGATGGAGTAGAAAATATTACAGATATTTCTGAAATTATAAAAAAGGGAGATGAAGGATATATAGATAAAGTTTATTATTCGATAACTCCTAATGGCTACCAATTAGTAAAAATAACTATTTCTAAAGTAAGAATACCCGAAGTTGGAGATAAATTTGCAAGCAGAGCAGCTCAAAAGGGAACAGTTGGTATGGTTTATAAACAAGAAGATATGCCTTGGACACAAGAGGGAGTAGTACCAGACATTATTATTAATCCTCATGCAATACCATCACGTATGACCATTAACCAATTAATGGAAAGCGTACTTGGTAAGTCATGTGCAATAGAAGGAACTTTCGGGGATTCAACACCGTTTACAGAATCTTCTGTTCCTAATGAAGAAGGTAAAAGTATCGCAGAACAAATATGTGAAAGATTAGGAATGAATGGTTACCAAGGAAATGGTAATGAAACTTTATACAATGGTATGACTGGAGAACCAATGGGAGAGTTTTTTATTGGCCCAGTTTATTATCAGCGATTAAAACATTTGGTTTCAGACAAAATACATGCTAGGGATACGGGTCCAGTTACGACATTAACAAGACAACCTTTGGAAGGGAGAAGTAGAGAAGGAGGTTTAAGATTTGGAGAAATGGAGCGTGATTGTATGATTGCACATGGTAATTCTAAATTTTTACAAGAAAGATTATTTGAACAATCTGATAAGTATGAAGTCACAGTTTGTCAACAATGCGGTAATTTTACTTCTAGTAAAAATAGCTGTGATTTCTGTGAAACAGATGAAGTTTCTAGGGTGAAGCTTCCTTATGTAAGTAAGCTAGTTCTACAAGAACTTAATGCTATGTTAATAAAAACTAAAATAAATGTTAAATAAATTATCTTTTAAACTTATACATAATTATGTATAAGTTTTTAACTTAAAAATTATTTTTTCTAATAACAATAAATATGTTATTAGAAAAAATTTCAGTAGATATAATTTACATTATAGTAGATTATTTAAATGGATGTTACATATCGAAATTTACCAATACATCTAAAGATATTAATAATATAGTTAATGAACAAAAAGAGAGTATATGGTTAAAATTGTTAAGTAAAAAACATTTGAATGGAGAATCTAATAATTTGCCTAATCAAGTAATAAGAGATTTTCATTTTAAAACTCGTTCGGTTTTAGAAAATACAAATATAAATAGTAACTATATCAAGTATGCTTCTCATTATTTTTGTAGTAAATACATAATAATTCATCTAAGAAAAGAGATTATTAAGAATTATAAGTATTTGAATACTATTTTATTTTATGGTCCTTCTTTAATTAATGATCTTTATAAATCAATCTATGGCAGTTTTGCTACTATTGTTAATACACAAGAAGCCGAAAATTCTTTTAAAGGATTAAACATGAATTTGTTAAGAGATATAAAACTAAATGAAATAGATATTATAAATACTATAAATAACATACATTCTGATCTATATTATGTAGCTAAAGTTTTACAACTAATAAATAAAAATAGACTGACAATGGATTATATTATTGAATGTTTTAATTTTAAAAATGGTAAAGAAACATGTCGAAGATTTACAAAAAGAATCAATTATTTATCAAAATTATGTACATTATGTTATTATAGTATTGATTATTAGTTTTTCAAGAAAAAATTTGATTTTAAGATTTAAGTTTTATAAAAATATATAAAATGATCATCCCAGTTCGTTGTTATTCATGTGGAAAAGTATTGGGTAATAAGTGGCAAAATTATAATGAACTTGTATCTCAAGGATTACCAGAAGGGAAAGCCTTAGATGAAGTTAAATTAAAAAAATATTGCTGTAGAGCCGTTATGTTATCTCATGTGAATTTAATTGATAAAATAATTAAATATTCAAAATAATTATTATTTAAAAAAATAATAATACAAATAACTTTTTTTTTCTTTTGCTTAATAAAATGGTATCTCATAGAAAATCAAGAAAGCCTTGTAGATCCGACCAAGCTCGCAGCCGCAAAACTGGTCATTGTCGTCTCAAAAAAAGTGCTCGTAAATCTTCCCGTAAACAATCTCGTTCTCGTCGCAAGGCCTGTAAAAAAGATGAAGTACGTGATAGCGTAAGTCATCGTTGCCGTAAGAGGAAGTCTCCAGGCCGTCACAAAAAACCAGGTCGTCCTAAAGGTTCCAAATCTCACAGGAAGTCCCGCAGGAAGTCCCGTTCTCGTCGCAAGGCCTGTAAAAAGGGACAAATTCGTGACTCAGTCAGCCATCGTTGCCGCAAGAAGAGATCCCGTGGACGCAAAAAAAGCCGTCGTAGCCGTAAGTAAATATTAAATCACTGCCATGATAAATATTTGTTTTTAATTATATTTTTATTCCTTAAATTTTATTACAAAAGCTTTTGTAATAAAAAAGAAAAACCTAGCTCTAATATAAATATGGAAAATAACTCTGATTATCCAAAGTCTTCATGTAGTTGTTATAGGAGACAACCCAGTATTTATACCCAACATGAAGGTAATCCTTCTAATATGTCAGTTGTTAATTGCATTGATCCCGATATAAGTAGTTTCACAGTTAATTCTTCTATTCAACCAAATAATCAAAAAGGATATGAATTACTAAATCCCGAAGTACTAGAGGAACAATATTCTAAAAATTTTCAAAAAATACAATGCAATCTTGGATCAAATTGTCAAACAGCATATATGGATTCTGATCCTAGATTACTATCAGCAATTAGAGCAGAATATTTACCATTAAACGCTCCTCCTCTACAAAGTAATATAGATTACCGAACAGTAGATTCTGATAATAAATTAAATAATTATGGAAAACACTATAAAGATTACTCAGATATTAATGCTGGACAATTAGTATATTATATAAATAATGAGTTAGCAGAACCATTTTACAGACCAAATTTTGTAACATCAGCTAATACTATAAGCAAAGTAGAAAAAGATCCTATGGGAAAATTATATCCTTCTTATACTAGAGAACCATTAAAAGATCCGGATCACTTAAATACTACAAAAAAATATTATGATGGTTGTTTATCTTGGATACAGGATAGTACTTCACATAGGGAGGATTTAATGAGTAAGCAAATGGAAAAATTTAATCGTCATAGATGGGAACCAAGATGGAGCCAATAAATTAATTTAAATTCGAGGAATTTAAATTTCAAAAATAAAGTTTTTTGGTCACCTATTGATTAGTTATTTGCCCCACAAGATCCTAACATTCTTTGATTATTAGTCATTATAGGTGATTGACGTTGTTGCCATTTAGAAGCATTAATTTTCTGCATAACAGATTGTTGTATTCCTGTACGGTGTTGGATAGCTGCATCAGTAAATGCATCATGTACCATGCTTCTTATATTAGAATGATATTGATTTCCCATAGAATTATATTCTGGTATTGGGCCATATTGATCAGAAAATGGTAAATTATCTATTTTACTTCTAACAATATAATTGGGCATTCTTACAGCATCAACATCTTTATAATAAAATCTTGGTTGTCCAGTTGTATCATCTATATAAGACCTATATGAGGTACCATATCCAGAAAATCTAGGATCATAAACATTAGATTCACTAATTTCATCCATAGGAACACAACTTGGGTTCCTAGGTTTTTGAAATAATATAGGATCATGCTCAGTAAACATAATTTCACCATTATTAGTTTGCTCTGTTGTAGGTGGGATTTGTTGAGTAAAAGAAATTCCCATATTAGAATTTACAGGTTGATTAACTTGGGATTTGGTATAAACCCCAGGCTGTATAGTTTGAGTAAACAAATTTTCATTAAATTTATCCATGTATTTTGATTTTTGGCATATACCAACTGATAAATTAGTTGGTAAGTTGGCCTTTAAATTTTCTTTTGGATAATAACCACAATTTAAATTTATAGCACCAGAAGTATTATTATTTATTACTTGGTTAGAAGTAAGAGGACTTATGGGTTCGAGAACTTCGTCTTCGTCTGCAATTCCTGGTGTACCCACTATATTTTTTATTTGGTTAGAACTATGAGGATTAATTGGTTCGAGAACTACATCCTCATCTGTGAAATTTTCTTTAATTACTGTTTTTGGTTTATAGTCGCAAGATTTAGGGCAGCAAGAACTGATAGCATATCCAGAATTATAAACATCTATATTACTAACATCATTAATAGCAGAATGTACAACCAGATTATTAGCTTTCCAGTATTCCAAATCACTGATTGGTGCTACAACTACGGGAGCAATTTTTGTCTTTGGATTTGCACCTCCTGCTAATTTTTGACTTGGAGAAATCCATTCTGGATTATTAACAGCTCCATGAGGACCCTCTATTATCTCTGTATTATTACAAATTGATTTAGAGTATCTCTTCTCTAACTTACGAGATGAACTAATATTTTTATCCAAGGAATTATTTTCCTTTATAAAATATTGAAAATTTTCAATTAATTCAGGGGTTTCGTAATTTTCATTTTTCGAAGTCATTCTCTTCTTTTGATAGTAGTAAAGAATAATAAATATATTAGAAATTACTAAAAATAAGACAGCATATTTAAAATCAAATACTAAAAATATTAAGAAAATTACGATAATTAATCTAGTTGTAGAATTAATTTCTTGGGTTAAATTATTATTCAAATTTGGAAGAAGATTAAAAGTGCAAAATAAATTTGGAAAATATTCCCACCATACCTTATCGTTTCGGGATTTCATAACAGCAAATACTATTTATTAGTAATTTTAAATTTAAAAATGAAAATATATTTATCTATAATATAATAATATTAAAAAATGCCTAGAACTAGAAAAGAAACTGATGATAACAAAGAGTTTACTTTGGATAATTTAGATTTGGATTCAGTTCATAAAAAATACACTATATCTGTTTCAGAACAAGATAATGAAACAAAATTTAATAATACCACTAAATTATCAGATCTCTCAAAAGAAAGAGGAACACCAGATATTATATCTTTTCTTGACGAAGCTAAAAGACCTCACCATTGTCAGTTATCAATGATTGATTTCAACACTAGAATGGATATAAGTTTGTTAAGGTATAACTGTTTTTGGTGTAGACATCCTTTAGATTCGATGCCTATTGGGTGTCCAATTAGATACATTCCTAATCAGGCTCAAAAAAGTTATTATTCACAAATTAGCAGAGACAATTATGCTATTAAAGAAAATATTACCGAATCTAAGTGTTCAAAACTTGAAACAGATGAAAATAATGATAGTATAGATATAAATAAAGCAGGATATTACGAAACCGACGGTGTTTTTTGTTCATTTAATTGTTGTAAAGCATATATATTAGACAATAAACATAACCATCTTTATAATTTATCTAACACTTTACTAATTAAAATGTATAACAAAGTTATGAATGCTAAAAATAAGAGTATCGCAGCAGCTCCACATTGGAGAATATTAGAGCAATATGGTGGAGAACTTAATATTATCAAATTCAGAGAAAGTTTTAACAAAATAGATTACACATATCATGGTGTTACTAGATATATCCCTAAATTTAGCCCTATATCTACATTATATGAAGAAAATATAAAGTTTTAATTAGAAAAGTAATAAAGAGATTTAATATTTTAAAATATTAAATCATTTAATTAATAAGTCATATTAAATTGAAAAGGAGCTGGTCTTTTATTCTGAACTTTAATTTTAGAATGCTGCCTTAATTTATGTTCATTAAAATCACCATAAAGAGTTGTCCATGCAGTTAACTTTTTATTATTCTCTTCTATTCCTGTGTTTGTTTTAATATCCATAGTTATTACTTCTATGACTTGGTTTATCATATCATTAACATAACTAACCGATGTAGTACCAGATGGCATAATATATCTTGTATATATTCCTGCTGTAGCCGGTCTAAAAGAGTCATATATTTGACTCATCACATTACATATTACTTTATCGGACACAACAAAAGGTCTATTATAAGGATCAACTCCTAATGTTAACTCTGTTACTTTATTTTTAATAATATTAACAGTTTTTTGACTAAAATATTCTTGTAAACATTTATTATTCTCTTGGGAATAACCTACGAAACGATAAAAATTATCATCACATTTATCAGAGAAAATATTATCAGCGTATTCCATTTTATTCTTGTAAGAATTAAAATTTTAAACAATAAAGTATACAAATTATTTAAAACTAAAATTATTAAACTAAAATGAGCGAAAATACTATAATTTTATATAGCAAATATTCCAATTCTTGTACTCAATTAATTCAAATGTTGAATTCTTATCCAGTTGATTTAGAATCTAATCTTAATCTAAGTTTGGTATGTATAGATAATGAAAATATCAGAAAACAAATTCTAAGAAGTAAAAACATTAAAATAAATACGGTACCATGTCTATTATTTATCTCAACAAATGGGGAAGTTAATTTATATGAGAATGATACTGTTTTTCAATGGTTTAATGAACAAATTGGTAGAAATCCTAAATTGATGATTCCTTCTCCCGAACCACCTGCGCCAGCTCCTACCACAGTTTCTGAACCCCCGATACCAGATCCACCTAAACCTGCTCCTTCTCGTGTACATAAAAATAAAGTACAAGAAGAAAATCAAGAAACAGACCCCCCTAGACACACAAGAAAATCTAATACTAGTATTGACAATATAGATTTAGATGAAAAGGTTGATATCAGTAGACGACCAGTTCCAATGATTAATAATGATGGAGGTTATGACTTAACAACAGACTTTGGTGAACCAGAATCTCCTAACCGTAATGTTTCTAAACATATTAAATCTAGTACTCAAGCTGGTACTAATTCTTCAGATTTAATGTCACAAGCTTTGGCTATGCAAAAAGAAAGAGAAAAAGTAGAGCCTAAACATCCTATAACTCCATCTAATACTTGATAAATATTTAAATTCTCTTTAATAATAAATGAAAAAGAAAACTAATTATGTAATTTTAGATTTAGATGAAACACTAATTTCAGCAATTGAAGATTTTGATACTAAATATAAGACAAAATCCTATAATATGGATGATTATTATATGGTATATGAAAGACCTCATTTACAGAAATTTTTGGACTATCTGTTTAAAAAATTCAATGTTATAGTTTGGACAGCCGCAAGTAAAGATTATGCTCTTTTTATAATAGACAAAATTTTATTATCTAAAGATAATAGAAAACTTGATTATATATTTTTCAGGTACCATTGTGATATCTCAAAAAAATACCAACATGGAAGTAAAAACTTACACCTATTATGGGATGACTATAATATACATGGCTTAACTCCATTCAATACTATAATTATTGATGATTATGATGAAGTACATAAAATTCAAGAAGGAAACTGTGTCATAGCAGAAGAATGGGATGTTACTAAAGAAGACAGTGATAAAGATGAATATTTCTTAAGATTAATACCACTACTTGATAAATTCAATAAAAGTCAAAGAAAAAATCCAGCAAAAAAGATAAATAAGGCATTAAAATCTGATTCTAGTCCTTTATAAGTATCCATTTATTTTGTTCTTCATCAAAAACTATCTTAGAGTTTGATACAACTCCTATCGATTTAGTTTGATTTTTAGAAAGTTTATAAAATAATCATTACCATTATTTTGTATTTTTACTGATTTTTCATCAATATTTTCAGCTAATGATTCTGTTTCAGTAAGAGGTTTAACAGAATTTCTTTTATTTCTAACTGTATTTATTTTAAAACTCATTGATTACTTTTTATTAATACTATTTTAAATTGAGTCAATAATAAAAATGAAAATTAATATAAAATAATATTTTTTATATTAAACTACAATGCCAGAGTCAGACTTTACAATTTTTGAAAAAGCCTTTGCTGAACTAGAGAGCAATGGGAAAAAAATTCCGCATACAGATGAATGTCAACATGATGACACAGTAGAAGAAAATGGAACTATTGTTTGTTTAGAATGTGGTGAACAGATTGGAAAAACTATTATGCACGAAAAAGAATGGCGATTTTACGGTCAAGCTGATGGTAAAAGATCCTCAGATCCTAATAGAGTTCAAATGAGAAAATCAGATGAAAGAAATATTAATAAAGATGTAGAAAATATGGGATTTAGTGAAACAATAGTTTCGCAAGCAAATGAAATTTATACTCAAGTAACTAAAGGACAGATATTTAGAGGTGATTCAAGAAAAGCAGTCATTTTTGCTTGTATTTATCATTCTTATAAAATTGCTGATAAATGTCAAACACCAAAAGATCTCATGGAAACTTTCGGTTTAAACAAAAAATCAAGCTTAAAAGGATTAAAAATTGTAAGCGTACATGCTCCTAAAGACTCACCCATACATACGACAAGTATAACTGCTATACATCATATCAATGATTTAATGGATAAGTTTTCTGCTACAAAAGAACAAAAAAAGGAAGTAATAGATCTTTATGTTAAAACAAAGAATCGATCGTCTAAATTAAATCGCGCAAGACCACAATCAGTTAGCGCAGCGTTAATATTCTATTGGATTTGTCTTAAAAAACTAGATATTACCCTAAAGAAATTTGCTTGTAAAGCAGATTTATCGGAATTAACCATTAATAAAAATGCTAAAGAAGTTGCATTAGTCTTAGGAACCCCTTCTGTTATTTAAAATAATAAGTCTGACTACTTTAAAATATTATATTAAAACTTAGTAAAAACTAAGATCTTTATTTTTATAATTCTCTCATAGAATATAGTTAACTAGGATGTATTAGAGTTAGGGAAATGTAAACAGTGATGAAATTTCAATTTTTATAAAAATTGAAATTGTGTTTGGATATTTTTAGTTAAGAAGTAACAAGATGTATATTCTCACATTAAGTGGATTGACACACGTATTGAATAAGATTACAGAACTCCAAGAATACTGGATAGAAATTATATTGTCAATTGATGACCTGTGACGTTGACATTGTCAACGTCACAAAAAAACAGTATAAATATATTTTGATGTTCATTGTGTTGTCTCATTACCCTACTCATTTCTCAACTATATAGAACTAAGTGATATGGTATTCTTTCTGATTGGTACATAGATTTGCGTAAAAAATAAAGATCTTTAATTTATTTCAAAAGATAGAGTATCATAGCAATCATAATAACATTCCATATTATTCCTCCTGTACTAAAAAAACTATCTAATCTACCCGGTGTATCGGGTAATCCTGCTTTATATACTTTTGTTCGAAAGAACCAAAGTATTATACTAGATATTAAACAAGATAACATTCCTAAAATAAAATATAATCTACGATGATTGTGCGTAGAAGAAGCTAATAACGCCCCAAATACTAAAAATCCAATACCTGTTAGAAATACTACATATTCAACTAAAGTTTTAGAAAATGTTAAACAAAATACCGACGCCATGATTAATGAACAAATTAAACTATATATAATACTATTTGTTTTAGAGAGTTTATCATTCTTAATAAATGTATAAAAAGGAAAAAAGAAAATTATCCATAGTAATCCAGCAATCCATATAGATACATTTGTGTAATTATCAAAAAAATATAAACTAACTTTCATTTATTTCTAAAAAAATAAATAATACTTTTAAAATCAATAAATCTGATATTAAATAAATATGTATAATCAGAATAGTAGTTGTTTAAAAACCTTATTACCAAAAACTTCTTTAGATAGTATTCAAACAAGTATTAGTAATTTACAAGATAACCTTACTAAAAGTGTTATGAAAGAATCTGACAAATCAGATGTACAAAATAAACTAAATAAGTTAATTACTCAATTTAACCAAATAAAAACATTAAAATTGTGTAATACTTATTGCTCCAATAATACCAGCTATGTTCCTTCAGCTAATATATGTAGAAATAAATTATAACCTCACAATCACAATTTAGTTTCAAAACTTCTGGCTATCCAGATGACGCAAATTCATTGACTGTCGACCAGTGTAGACAAATTGGTCAAAATACTAATTTTGATGTGAAGAATAGATGGAATGATACTGTAAGTTGGCCAAATGGTCCTAAAGGATGCTATGCAACAGCTGAAAGTGACGCTAATGTAATGTTTTCCTGGAATACAAATGGAACAAACTCGTGTAGTACACACTTTAGATGCGTGGAGGTAAAATACTAATTAATTTTATAATCTAATTATAAAATTTTAACGTTATTTTTCTTTAATTCTTTTTATTTCAGGACTTTGTATAATACTTCCATTAATTTTTGATAAAAGCCATGTAATTGGATGACGCCAAGAACTATAAACATTTTCTACAAAACTTATATGATGGTTCATTTTATTACAATTAGGTTCGATTTTTTCTTCTAAAAGTTCTACCATTTTCTCAATCTTTTCTTCTAAAGCTAATATTCTCTGTTCTATATTTTTAATTTCCTCCATTTTGTATAATATATATATATTTTTATAAATATATAAAATAATAAAATGATAGATGATTTTATATTATTAAAAGATATTAGATATATTGTTACTAAATTTATTCTTAATTCATATGCTAAAATTATTTTAGATTCTAAGGTTCGTATTAAAAAAGCATTAAGAAAAAATAAAAGTAAATCTCTGAGGATTAAATCAGAAATTCAATTATTAAATAACTTAACTAAGTCAAATTTCTCTTAAATACCTTAAACACGTAGAATTTTTAGGTATTTTAGGTAAATCATAAGTAAGCTTAACAGCTTTACTTGGATACATTATATTATTCAATGATTCTTCATTAGGTTTAGTAGCTACTAAACCTAATGAAGAATCAACTAGTTCATTTACACATGAATTTGATATTAGTTGAGATCGTAACCCTTGACTTTGCCTAGTTTGGTCATTAGATAAAGGTATAAATCCAGTTGAATAAAATTTTTTTGATTTTATACTATTGTTCATTTATTATATAGATTATTACTGTTTAAAAAAAGAAAAATTATATTAAAAATAAAATATGAATTACGGAGAATTAATTGATAATTCTAGTTATGATAGGGAAATATTATATAAAAATTTTAGCGATTATTTTAATAATCCTGTAATGTACAAAATAAAAGATATAGAAAATTTTAGTATGTATATAGCTAAAGTAAATTGCCTACTGTCGAATTTTAATAGATATATCTATGTTTTTACTCCAAAAGACCATAATAATACTATGAACCAAGAATATTTAAGCAATCTAAAATGGTATAATCTACAAACTAGGACTATAGAAGAACAATATAATATACCTATACATGATTATGAACCTACTAGAAATACCAGTCTTTATGTTCCAATAAATAGAAAAGAAAAACACCCCGATAATAGTGTTTATTCATGTGACAAGTTATCGGTAGAAATATTATTATTACATGAAAAAGGAGGAGCTAATCAATACCAAGATAAAGGAAATTTAGTTTCAGCCATAGAAACTTACAAAACTATTATAAATATAATTGATTAATGTTAGGTTTAAAAACAAAGTATTAAATATAAAATGTCTGTATTAGAATATGAAATAAAAGAAAAAACTAGGCCTTACTCTAATGATGAATTAAAAGAAGAACGAGAAAAATTTTATTCAAGGCTTAAACTTAGTAATGTAGTAGCCCAACATAGCAGAAGTAAACATATGTATAAAGTAAGAGAAAATGGAAAAAAATATCAAGAAATTATGGCAACAGGTAATAGCGATTGTGGTAATTGTTCTGTCACTTGGAAACTACGTAAAACTCCTAATGAGTTAAAAGATAGAGCGAAAGAACTAATTCATAGTTATTACGATATTTTCTATGATGGTGATCCAGAAAATGTTAGCTACTATGAATTAAATGTAGAAATGGATTTCTATAATTGGCTTTATAATGAATTTAATAACTAAATAATTTTATATTATATTATATTATATTAATATAAAATGCCTATAATAAAAACTTTACCCAATGGTTGGGATATAGTTAATTATGATAATGAAGAATATTTTAAAGATACCATACATAACTTATTATACAAAAATAAACCTACCGTTGATTTAAGACTCCCAAAAGATTGGATTAAGTTAGAATCATTTACTAAGAATCATCCATATTACTTTAATATTAAAACTAAACAATCTGTATGGTACCTACCAAAAGATACATGTCACATAAAAGGATTAATTTGGGTAGGTCAAAGTTGTTATATGGATAGTACTTTAGTATCTTTATTCTCCAATCCTACAACAGTTACTAATTATCTTTTACATGAAACTGTTACACAATTAGATGGTGAACCAAGATGCGGAACTAATCACCAAGATGATATTAAAATTAGACAGTTGGTTCAAAAAGAGTTACTCAGAATTTCTAATATGATACAAGGAAATGTTCAAAAACCTGAGTATTGTACAGATTTACGTAAAATTTTAGCATCATGTCCTCACTTTGAAAATTTCCATTTACCAAAAATGGCTGATGCAGGTGAATTCTTAGCATATATTTTTGGTTTATTTAATTTACCCAAAGCAAGTACAGTAACAATTTCTTACGGAACTGATAATATAACTGATCAGTATCCTCCTGTCGAGGATTTAGTAGAAAGCCATAGAACCGTAGATAAGGCAGCATCTTTAATTATATGGATTCATAATCAATCATTATTAGAAGGAGACCGTCTCCGAACATCCGAATTTTTAGTTACTAAAGAAGATACTTTTCCATATCTGCTAGAAGGAGACAATAAATTTAAAATGACTAATAAATCTAATCAAGTTATACGTACTTTCCCAAGAAGAATTTCATATATGGAATATATTCATGCTCCCATGCTAATAATCAATATAAATAGAATTGAAGGATCTGTAGGATCTGTAGGATATATTGACAAAGAAGTATTAATTGATCAATATATAAGCTTATCAGATGGTAATCAATTTAAGGTATCGGCAATAGTTTTATATCGTCCAGGACATTATGTATGTAGTTTACTTTGTGATAATGAATGGTTTTATTATAATGATACGCAGTATAATGAACAAGGACTTGCCCACTTAGGATCTTTTGATAATATGATTTTAACCACTGACGCTTTAACAACTGCTACCCAGATTTTTTATATCCCAATTTAATCATTTAATATATATTATATATATGAGTACCTCTAATAAAAAATATATTATTTTTCTCGAAGACAAATTAGAAGAAAACTACACCTTAGTTAATAACTACAGAATAAAATCATTTAAACATAAAACTTATTTCCAAAATATGTGGACTATTAGTTTAATAGTTTTATTTAACTATTTAGAACTATCTAAATTTATTCCAACCTTAATATTAGGAATGATTTCAGTATCTTATGTTAATTCTACTTATCTTAATATTCCTATTTTAAAAAATACCTAACTTTACTAAAAATAATTTTGATATTCTAAAATAAATGTCTTCTTTTAGAATATCAAAATTTAATTCGAATGAACAAGCTTCTGCCGCATCAAAAGTTCTTTATAATGCTCACAAATTAAATAATATTACTATTGGTCCTATGAGTAATATAACTAATGATTCTATACTTGTTTATACTAATGGTCTATGGTCTTATACTGGATATATCAGCAGTGAATGACTGGTCACACGGGACTTACTGGACCAACAGGTAATACAGGTCCAATAGGACCTACAGGTGCACATGGTATATCCAGCCGGTGGTGCATACCAAATTAATGGTCAGGTTATGACCAATTCTGATCTTAATGGAGGTAATGGTTCAGGCGGATTAATTATTATTAAAGAATACTAATTCGTCATTTGGATACAAATACAATATACCACTAAGTGGTATAAATACAAATACAAAAATTATAATAATTATTAAAACTTGTAATAAAATTATAATAATTATAGTCATTAAATCTTGTAATTTACTCATTATGATTATAATTAACAGAACTGCTTAAATCAACAACATTTTGCCAAACCTATTACAGCACAAGCCATTCTAGCACCGGCGTTTCCGGTAATCTTACTTTCAGGATTATCTCCCAAACCTAAATCATCAATACCTTCATGAATGACAACACTTCTTCCTACAATACTAAAACAAACTAAACCACTTATTTTAATACGAGGATCAAAATAATTATAAACAAATCTTCCTGAAGAATCTGACTTCAAATTATTTATGAGTTCGCCGGTATGACTTTGGTTTATGTCAATAAAAATTGAACCATGTTCTTTATTCGTAGGATTGAAATGACCTCCTAAGGATGCGCAACCATTAGTTTCGTCGCCAAATTCATGAACATGAATTGCGCGCACAGTACTAGGTGGAAGATCATAGAGATCAAAAAATACTTGTAATCCGTCTGAATCAGCCAATTGATAAAATGTTACTGTACCTTTCACATTTTTATTATTAAAAATTGCTATGGCTTTATTAGTTATTTCTCTATTCATTTTTATTTATATTAATAAGTTTTAAATTACACTAAATTTAAAACTATACAACTAATGTACTCAATTCTTTGCTGAAATTACTGTTATTAGTTTCTAGATCATTAATTTCGAAATAATTATTTGTATAATTGTTAAATTCTTCCGGGTTCTTATCTTTCATTTTATCAGAAGCTATTTTATGAGAAGCTGATTTCAATTCACTATCCAAAAGTGCCTTTGTTAATTTTGTGGCTCTTACATCCTTTTGCATGGAACCATCCTCATTTTTATATTGAAATATTTGCCTAGCTGCGTCTGTACAAATATACTTTAACTTACCTTGTTCATCTTTCAGAATATTATCATAAGCAAATCTCGCCACCCCTTTCTGGCCTTGAATCAAGTATTCATCAGAAAATCCATTCTGAATTGCTTGATTCAACGTGGATATAGACATATCCATTGGTGTATTTATCAACACTTTCTGATTGTTGTTGTTCGTTGTACTCGCATTTATACGAGGTTGCTTCGCGATTTCTTCTACCGTAGTTGTTGAGCGCTCGTTCTGCTCACGTAATATTCTTACCTCGGTCTCTAATTCAATATTACGCTCTTTTAATTTTAGATTTTCATCATTAGTTTTTAATAAAGTTTCTTTTAATTCAGAGATAGAATCTCTATGTTTTTTTTCTACAAAATCAATAATATGTTGATATTTTAATAAACAACTTTGCATATGTTTTTCTAAATGATACTTAGATATATCTTTTCTACAATAATTACATTTATGAATTGTTTCATCCTTATTGACTACATTATTTTCGCTTTGAATTTTCAAACAATATTTAGTTGTTTTTTGATGTTTTGTTAAATTACCTAATGAGGTAAAATTTTTTTTACAATATTTACAGTTAAAACTCATTTACTATTATAAAATAAACTTTTAAATTGAAATTCCGAAAAAAATAGGAATTCTATATTATTTCGTATTTTTTAAGAAATATCTGAAATAATATAGAATTTTCCGAAATTATTTTCAATCAGGTATGACTTAAAAAAACATAAATTAATCATAAATAAATTTTTTTTTTGGAATATATTTTCTGCACACATTAAATGTGTGCAGAAACACAGATTTCTAATGTAGAATTTAAAAAAGGTAAGTACTTTTTAAAAGTACTTACCTTTTTTAAATTCAAAACAGTTTTTAATTATATCTATAAAAAAATCTATATTTTTATCTTCTGGTAAAATGAATCTTTCTCTATTTGCTTGTTCCCGATATTCATTTAATTTTTTGAAAACAGTAGGTTCTAAAAGATTCATAGTTTCATCGTCACCACAATCTTGAAAGAACAAAACTTCGTGTTCATCCGTTTTATTGTATGTAGAAAGTCTATTCGTTAGATTTTTAGCTTTACCTAGAATATATCTCCTGTCTTTTTGTAAAGAAGAAGTTGTTAAAATGTAAATAACATTAGAACACTCAAATTGTTTCCTTGGTTGTTTTTTGACATATTTTTTTATCATATTATTTATATCATCATTTTTCTGTTCAATTGAAAGTTTTGCTATTTCTTGAATACCATTTTGTAACTCTAGTAATTGTTTATAAGAACTATTCAGACCAAGATTACTTTCTCTTAACAACTTATTTTCTATTTTTAATTCAAGAATAATGTTCTCATTTAATTTTAGATCATTAATAATAAGATTCAAATTTAAGATTTCTTTTTTATATTTTTCAATACAAATATCTTGATGTGTTTTGTATCTTTGTTTAGATGAAAAACTTTTATTACAATAATCACAAGTAAGACCTTTATTTTCTTCTTCTTCATCATCTTCCTCCAAAAATTTATCTATTAATTCTTTTTGTTTTTCCGTAGGTGTTGTATTGCTAAACATAGCATTAAATATTTTTGTTCTTCTTTTGTAAGTAATATTGATACCTAATACTATTTTTAGATTATGAAGATATTTTAATTATAGTATTATATTACTTACATTCCTAGCAATTCCTCCAACCATACCCACTCCTACAGCTCCTCCTTCAAGTCCCGCTATTACCTTACTATGCGAGACTATAATTACATTTATCCATAAACATATCATACCAAAAAAGGTTATAACGGCAAAAACTAATAATATATATCCTATAACGTGGACAAGAGCTAATGGTTTATATCCAATATAATAGGTATTAGGATCTTTTGCGTCATAGAAAACTTTTACTTTTTGACCGTTGCTAAATTCTTTTCCATGACTAGTACTTGCTTGAACAGTTTTTTCTTCTCCACCCGTTGGTGTATATGTAAGATTAAAATTACAGTTATATGTAGTTGTTGATGATATAGATGTGGTATGACTGTCATCAGATGTACTATGCGTATCAATTTGAGATGTACATTTAACGTCTTTCTTGTCATTTAGAGGAGAGATTTTCCCAGGAACTTCGATATATTTAGTTGTTTGTTTTTTAACTAAAATTATTCCTACTATTAAGAATATTAAGAAAAATATAGTCGTACCTATAGCTCTTGTATAAGCATAAATATTTCCGGTAGTAACTGCAACGTCACCAGCTTCTGAAGCTACATTTTGAAATGTTTTATTATTTAGAACATTGCCCATTTTATTAAATATAATAAAATATTTTACAATTATTTTAATAAAGAAATATTCAGTGTAAGTTATTCAAACTGAATTTCAGATTTATCAATAACTATAATATTAAAAGGTTGTTAAAACTGTGTTAAAAGATTCAAGAGTGTGAGTTATTTATAAACAAATATAAATTTCAAGTTAAATAGTGGTTTATAAAGATAAGTTTAATTACAAAAATGACATCAGTAACAAAAATCAATTCACTTGTAAAGTCTGTTTTCGGTGAACAAGAAAGTTTCGAAAGTGATTGGGCCAAAAACCAAAAAGTTCAACAACAAATAAAAAGTATTTTAAATGCTAGCGTAAATAAACCACTAAAAGACCCAGATGCTCCAAAACGTGGAAAATCTTCATATCTATTTTTCTGTGGTGATATGCGTGACTCTGTTAAGGAGAAACTAGGAGATAAAGTATCGGCTACTAGCATTACTAAGGAGCTTGGTCAAATGTGGAACGAACTTAAATCTAGCAGTAAATCAAGCGACAAATCCTCTATTAGCAAATATCAAAAAATGGCTCAATCTGATAAGGATAGGTATGAATCTGAAAAAGAAGCTTATGTTCCTTCAGCAGAGTTTGTGGAGGCAGCTGCTAGTGTTAAAGGAAAACAGCGTCGTAAGAAAGATCCAAATGCACCAAAGCGTTCAAAAAGTGCTTACCTATTTTTCTGTAATGATATGCGCGAGACAGTAAAGCAACAAAATCCAGATTTCAAGGCTACTGAAACTACATCTGAGTTAGGAGCTCGTTGGAATGCACTAAAGGCTGACAAGTCTCGTTCATCTGAACTACAAAAATACGAAAAGATGGCAGCCGGTGATAAGCTTAGGTATACTAAAGAGGTTGCAGCTCAAAAAGGTTCTTCAGATGAAGAGAAGCCAGTCAAGAAGGCCCCGGCAGCGGGAAAAAAAGAGGCCGCTCCAAAAAAGGAAGTGAGCACATCTAAGGTTCTAAATGGTTATCAAGGTTTTTGCCAAGCTTATCGCGATACCGTAAAGAAAGATCATCCTAAGGATAGTGCTAAAGATGTTACTAAACGTGTAGCTACTATGTGGAAGAAACTTAAGCCAGAGGAGCAGGAAGCTTGGAAAACTGGTTGTGTGGCAGTAGGTAATAAATAAATTTGATTTTTTAATTTTAATTTTATTAAAATTAAAAAAAATATCAATGCAATCAATCCCAATGGATCTGGACGATACTGAACTAAATGTGGAACAATCTACTGTTTCAATACAAGTACCTGAACATTTATTAGAACAAATTAAAAGTATGTTGAAAAATCTTACTGTAAAAGAAGCAAAAAAAATTAAAAATAGTCAGAAGAAACAAGATAATGTTAAAAAAATATTGAATCATAGAAATACATGTAGAAATTTTCAGTTTCTGGTATTATGGAAAGATAATGTTTCAGAGTGGGTGGATGATAAAGATTGTAATTGTGAAACTCTTATTAATGAGTACTTGAGACTATCAAATATTAAAACAGTATATCTTATTTGTAGGGTCAGTACAAAGAATCAAGACGATCCTAATTGTATTTCTCTGGAAGCACAAGAATGTGCTTTACTTTCAATAATTCCTTCTGTATATGAAAGAGTTAAAGTAATCAAAATCAAAAAATCTTCATATTCTAATATGCCTTCTGAAATAGTAGAAATATGTAAAACAGCGACAGGTAATGATGCTGTTTACTTTTGGAAGATTGATAGATTTAGTAGGAACATTGAAAAATCGGTTGAATATCTAAAAATGCTTGAGGATAAAAAAGTTTTTGTGTATTCATTGTCAGAGAATTTAGAATTTAGTACTAATAAATCAGAATTTTACAGTTATGTTCTTAAGGGTCAACAAGAATCTGCTGATATAAGTAAACGAATTAAACTTACCATTAGTCAAAAATTAGAAAGAGGAGATGAAAAAGTAGGTAAATTGCCCTATGGCAAGAAATATATTAGATTACTAAATTCTGATGGTGATACTGTTAAGATGAAAGTAGGAGATAACCCATTGGAGTTAAAAGTAATTGATAACATCAAAAGAAGCAAAACAAATAATAAGGAAATGGCTTCTAGTTTGAATAGTAAAGGAATAACAAAACACGGAAGAAAGTGGACACCTAATATGATTAAATATATAAGAGATAAGAAATAGATGTAATATTTTGAATGTTATAATTAATTATAACATTCAATTTTCAAATAAGTTTATTTAATATAAATGTCTATATCTACGATAATTTTAGCAAGTATATTTACAACTTTATTAATACTTGGCTTGGTATATTTATTAAAACCAAAAGAAAAAAATAATAAGGTATCAGAAAACACTATTTCACAAGCTAGCGCTCCGAGAATAGATAAGGAGGAAAAGAAATTTATAGGAGTTGTACCTCATTTTGGCTAATTATTAGGTCTTTATAATATCTGTATAGTTGAATGTTAATTTATTCTGATTATTATATTCAAATGATATATTTTTTTTATTAAAAAAATCTGGTGTTACTGGGTAGTTATGCCAATTTAAATTTGGTCCCATGTAGGGAAGTATTTCTTGTGTAATATCAATTTCATTCTCATCTAGTATTTTTAAAATAGGATTAGGTCCTTTTTTCGGTTTGACTAACATTTTATATTGTTTTCCTTCTATATAGTAGGTAACTAGATATGTTTTCTTGTCTATTTTCTTTGAAGAGTTGTTAAGATATTGAGTAAACTTTAGATATTTAGCATTAAATACTATTTTAATACTTTCTAGATAAACAAATCTTGTATTTGGGTTACTTGCTACAAGTCTGTTTAGACTTTTCCAGTCTTGATACGTATTAACTATTTCGTTTTTAAAATGAGTAAATTTTCCAGTAGTACCTAAATATAATAAGACAGGAATAGATAAAAGTACGATATAAATCATGAATATTTTTATATGAGAAATTTATATTTTAAATATATTTGTATTAATAAATGAAACAGAAAAAATATTCAGTTTCCGTTATAGAAGATAAAGACACAGAGCAATTTTCTTTATCAAATTGTACATGTGAAAAATGTTTCTCGATGCATTTAGCACAAGTAGAGTGGACTAGTTTTAAAGCTAAAACTTCTTTACAAAAAAGAATGTTAAATGTTGTAAAGAATATAGAGAAAAAATATTTGAAAAAATAATCTCATAGTTTTAAGAATTAAAACATTTATTTATAGAATGTATAATATAGTATAAATGAGTACTTTGTACATTTCTACAATTAAAGATGTAAAAACCCAAGATATTGCTTTAATCTTGGCAGAATCAGGTTTTGAATGTCAGATTAGTGAAAATATTTCAGTAATAGAAGATAATGAAAATAACTATATAACTGAACTTGGATTCAAAATATATTTTGTTGATTTAGAGAAAAAAGATTTTAAAGAAAAAGTGTGGATTCCTTTAGAATCCACACTTGATTTAAAATGTGCCCATATTGAGTATCGTAATCTCTTTAAAGGATGTATTATGAATTGGCCTGGTATATTTGCTGTTAATAACTGTTCTCTATCAGAGAATAATTAGTCGAAAATATATGATTCCGCGTCTATTAATGTTTTACATTCTTCAATGATTTCTTTATCGCTAATTGAATCATTATATAATATTTTAATAAGATTTTGATTACAATCTTGACTAAGTACATTATCATTATTAATTATTGTACTAATCTTTTTCTCAAGTTCTTTTATCTTATTTTGATAAGTATTTTCAGTATTTTGTAAATTATCAGCATATGATTTTTCTTTTTTGAGGTTTTCTTTTCTTAAATATTCGATCTCCTTTGTAAGTTCGTAAGTCATATCTTTTAATTTTTTTACGCTTGAAGAATTTGAGCATAAGTATAAAATTAATAATCCACCCATGCAGCTCGAAAATGGGTATAGATACTGTGAAATTATTATGTTCATATTTATAAAAGAAATGAAATTTATTTATTTCTAAAAAATATAAAATACAAAATTACAAACATAAAACAGTTAAGAATTACAGCTAAAATTAAAGTATTTAAGATATTGCGTTTGTAACTCTTAGATTTTTTATCATAGTATGTTAAGGATTTTGGTTTAATTAGTATTAATAGTATAAAGATAATTGAAAAATTAGATATAAACAATATACTTTTGGATAAAGTACTTTTTTTAATATTATTAAATCCAAAACGTGCTTTTCCTAAACCGATTCCTTTACTTAAGCAAATTGGAAGATTACCCATATAGTCATAGCCACCAGGTAATATTACAGATTTTCCGCAATAAATTTTTCGTGTATCAATTTTATGATAATCACCTGTATATCTAGGTAAACTCTTACCTTTCATAATACCTTTTTGTAAACATTTATAATTTGTGCCTAAATAGGATTCTCCTGATAATAATTTTGGATCTAAAGCATTGTTACCACAATAGATAGTCATTTATTTAATTGGGAAATTTGTTATTAATTAATAACAAATTAAAGTTTTTCTATCACACCATTACAAGAATAATATACTCTTTTTATTCCTAACTCTTGTATAACTTTATCACATAATTCACATGGTTTAGACATTTTGAGTCCATCTCTAACTACTAATAATTTAACTTTTCTCATGTTAGTATTTTTTGGTAATTTAAGTATTGCATCTATTTCAGCGTGTTTTGATTTTTTATACTTAATCACTTTCTTTTGAACCTTTTATCTGATGTGGATCATCAACATAGTTGTGTCCACAACTTACAATCTTTCCACCGATTACACAAACTGCACCATGTCTATGGTCTCTAGCCATACTCTTCTTTGATTCTTCAATAGCTTTGTTGATATATTGTTGCATTATTTTGATTTTATCATAATAAGATTTATGATAAATCAAATTTAAAATACTTCTTTTTTCGTTGAAACGTGTAACATTACTTCGTTTAGTTGGTTAATATCAATAGGTTTAGTAATAAAATATTTAACTCCCATTTTTTTACAATTTATAATATCATAATCCATAGTACTAGCCGTTACTACTATTATTTCAGGAAGTTTCCAACCATTAATGTTAATCTTATCTATAACCGCGAATCCGTCCATTATAGGCATCCGTAAATCCAATAAAAGAATTTCAAAAGGTTCATTTTCGTTATAGGCTTTTTCAATAATATTGAATGCTTCTAATCCATTTTCAGTAGTAGTTATATTAGTATAATTTAATGACTGTAATATATTTTCTAATAGTGTACGATTATAAAGAATATCTTCTGTTATTAAAATTTTTGAATCTTTTTTGAATTGTGTAAAGTCTGAAGAGCTTGATAGGGATTTAAAATCACTTTGTCCAATATATGATTTTGGTTTTCTTTCTTTAATTAAAGTTCTGTATATAGTTTCTAATAATTTTATTTTATTAATAGGCTTATCAAGTTTTTCATCAAATTCTTTGGTATTAACAAACGTATCCAAAGATGATAAAGCTATCATTGGGAAAAAGGGTTTTTCTTCTCTTATTTGTAACGCTAAATCTATACCAGATATACCAGGCATAACTATATCTATTAAGCCAAAAGAAAAATCATGCCTATCTCCCATTATTAATCGTAATGCTTCTAATGCCGAAGCACAAGCAATAGGTTTCATTTTCCATTCAAATAATAGCTCTGTTAGTAAAATTCTGTTATCTAAATTATCGTCTACAATTAGAACAGATTTGTCTTTTAATAAATCAAGATCTTGTTTTAATTTTAATTCATAATCATTAAAAGGTTTATATTCAATCATTACGATAAATTCTGATCCTTCTCCTTCTTTACTTTTTACCTGTATATATCCATTTAGCAGTGTAGATAGTTTTTCACATATGGCTAAACCTAGCCCTGAACCGGTTTTTGTGCCATTATTTTCAATTTGTTCATATATAGAAAATAATTTTGATTGTTTATCTTCAGCTATACCAATTCCATTATCTTTTACTGATATAACTAATTTGTTATCATTTAAATAAAAACTTACTTTTATTATTCCATTAACATCAGTAAATTTATTAGCATTAGAAATTAAATTAATAAGAATTTGTACTACCTTTTGTTTATCTGAAATCATAAATTGATTTAGGTCTTCAGATATTATAAAATCTACGCTTTGATTTTTTTCTTGTATTTTTTGCCCAGTTGTGTTTTTTAATGTTTCTATAATTTCTTGTATACAAAAACAATCATTTCTTACTTCCATTTTACCAGATGCCAATTTAGAAAAATCCAACAAGTCATTTATGATTTGCATAAGTTGCAATGAGCATTGATTTTGAGATTGTAAATAACTTTTTTGTGTAGTATTAAGTTGTGTTTGCATTAAAAGTTGACTATACCCAATTACACCATTTGCAGGTGTTCTTATTTCATGACTCATATTAGCTAAAAATAATTCTTTTCCATAATTTAATCGATTCTTTTCAAATAGAATTTTTTCTTTTTCAAGAAAATTTTGAACTATAGAGATTCCTACTGATAAATATGGTAAAATTTGGTATTCTGTGAATTCTTCACTATTGCGCGCTAAATGAATAAGCCCTAAGTGTTCAGTGGTTTGAATCGGTATTAATAAAGAAAATTTGTATATAGTAGGCGTTGTTACAATAGAAGGATCATAATTAATATCATAAATTTTTGTACTTATTTCTAAATCTATATCGCCATCTAATGTTGAAAGCACTTTCTGGTAGGTATTATTTATACTTAAAAAAATTGTACATAATTCAGATTTAGATTCTATTTTTATGATATTGATTAAATCTTCTACATCTTGACCTTTATTAATAGAGTTATTGAGATACTCTAAAAATTTAGTATTAAGCATTTTATTACTGTATAAAAAATAAATTATAATATTCCCATCATTCGTTTTAATTCATATTGTAACATTTTATCAGAGTACTGATTTAATTCAGGGAAATTGGCCATACCTGCACTTCTTTTTATTTCTTTTTGAGATAATACTTCCTGTACCTGCTCCTCTGAATTATCTTCGGGACTTTGACTTTCTACTATATTAATTTTAATATCTTCTTTATTTGATAAATCAATAACAATCTTATCTTCGTATTCAGAATTAATCTTTATAGTATCAAAATATTGATTTGGTATTTCAATTCCTATTGATTTAGCTAAAATTTCATATTCTTCATATGCCGCAGAGGGTAATAATGGTGCTGATAAAAATAATTCTTCATATTTAGATTCTAACCATTTCATGTATTGATTTGCTTGAACTCTGTCTTTTCTATAAAGACTTAGTTGTCTTCTTACACTACTTTCTATACCAGTATACCTAGCAGCTGCTTGTTTATTAGCAACAATTGTTTCGTCATATTTGCCAAATCTTATTATTGTTATTATACATCCAGCTGCAAATCCAAATAAACAGGATAATATTGGTAATACGGGATCTTCGTCAGGATTTAAAATAGAATTTATAGCAGAAAATATTCCTCCTATTGGTCCTAAAAATATACCCAATATCATTAATACATTATATTTTTTTTTATTTTTTTGCGCTTCATTTAGATGCATTATTTTGTACCCTTTTGAATTATCTCCGACATCTTTGGCTGATAACTCTATTTTGTCATTCCACCGGTATATAGATTGTTTATTTTCTGGTTCGTTTTCAAATGTTTTTTGAACTTCTTGTTTTGTTTGATTTTGAATTATTTCTTCCATTTTTTAATATAAAATCTTTAATCTTTAATTATAAAAATGATTTAATAGTTAAATTTATATAAAAATATATAAAATGTCTCTAATAGTCTCTAACAAACACGAAGAAGACGGTGTAATGAATTTTAAGGTATCTGGTATAAATTTATCAATTGCAAATGCGTTAAGACGTACAGTTTTAGCAGATATACAATCAATTTGTCTAGAAAATATTAATATACTAATGAATGATAGTTGTCTTAATGATGAAGTATTAAAACAACGAATAAGTTATATACCAGTAAAAATATTACCTGAAGATGAATATAAAAATTTTGAAATATCCATTGATGTACAGAATAATTCCGATTATGAAATGTTAGTGACCACAGAGAATATAAAAGTATTTGATAAAAGAAATAAAGAAAATATTGATTCATCTACTTTATTTCCTCCTGATGAAACAGGTAATTATATAGAAATAGTAAAATTGAAACCAGTTAGTAATAAATGTGCAGAAAAAATAAAATTATCATGTACTCTAGAAATTACATCCTACGAAAAAAACAGTGTAAATAGTGTGGTATGTACTAGTGTATTCAGTAGATGTGTAGATTATGATAACTTATTAAAAATTTATAAAGAAAAATACAATATTCCAGATTCGATATTAATACAAGAAGATGAAAGTGTTTTGAAAAGAAAATTAAATTATGAAGATTATCAAGACTGTAATATAGCTGAAGATTTTGAATTTGAGTTTGAAAGTATAGGTTCAATTTCAAATAGTTATATTATTAAAAAAGCTCTTAGTATTTTAATTAATAGATTGGTTGATTTATCTGATAATATTACTTTACGCACTTTTGGAACAAATATAGATATAAATATTCTTGAAAATACTTATACTATTGGCAACATGTTATTAGAATCAATTATAGACGAAAAAATATTATTTAAATCATTAATTATTAATAAAGATGCTAATATTTTAAGATTAGGATTTGGTAAGACATCTTCTGTTTATAAAATAGAAGATGTAAAAGATAAAATAAATAATTTAATAGATATAATAAAAGATATAGATACGAAATTTAGTAACTATTCAGAGGAATAAATTTTAAATTAATTTGATACTTGATTTATTTGAATAAATCAAGTTCATATCTATTCTTATATTTTACAATGTAATTTATTTCTTTATAAGAAATAAATGAACAAATTAATCACAGTTGTTTTCGGTGTATTTTTAGGAATATACCTATCTCAGAATTATAATATACCTAATATTAAATATTATTGTGATAAAAGTTATGAATATTTAAAAGACTTAGAAGAGCAAAACAGAAAATAATACAATATATTGGAATTTAAAGAATAATTATAGATAAAACATAACTGTCATGGAGCAAAGAAATCCGGAAGTAGAAGAAGGTAATCAAGAATATAAATTAAAATTACTAGATAATAGTATTGAAAAAGTAGAAAAAATAACAACCCAAATGAGATGGAGGACTGATGAAGGTAATGGAGAATCTTTATATACTATAGGTATCGAGGATGACGGTAGTGTAGTAGGAATAAGCCACGAAGACTATATAAAATCTATAGATATTCTAACGTCGGCTGCAGATAAAAACAATTTTAGCATTACAGAATTATCAAAAACATTTGTTAACGATGATAAGTATCTTTATGAAGTATTTATCAGAGAAAACAATAAAAATAAACATATAGACGTTAAAGTAGCAATTGCTGGTTCAGTAGATGCTGGTAAATCAACTCTTATGGGAAGTTTAACTAGTGGTGTTAATGATGATGGAAGAGGATTAGCTAGATTATCTGTATGTAACTATATACATGAAGTTAAATCAGGTCGAACCTCGTCAATTGGGCAGCAAATTATTGGTTTTAATGAACACGGTAAAATGATAAATTACCAAGGTTTATGTGGGAAATTAAGTTGGCCAGAAATAGTTAATAAAAGTTCTAAAGTTATAAATTTCTTTGATTTGTGTGGGCACGAAAAATATTTAAAAACTACAATAATCGGATTAGCTTCTTCTGAACCAGATTTATGTCTTATAATTGTATCTGCCAACAAAGGGATTAGAAACGAAAAAGGTAGTAGAGCTTCTAAAAGAGGAGAAAAGAAAAATTTTGATAATATGACTAGAGAGCATATATTTCTTTGTATTGCATTAAATATACCTTTTGCTATTGTAATTACAAAAATTGATATGGTTCAAGATCAAAATATTAAAAATGTATATGAACAAACTTTAACAGAAATAAACAACATTATAAAATGTCCAGGAGTGCGTAGACAACCAATAAAAGTAGTAACCGAAGACGATGTTTTAATTTCTGCTAAACAAATACATACGCAATCAATAGTACCAATATTTCCTATATCTAATGTAACAGGTGAAGGACGTGATAATTTAACTTCTTTTTTCAATATACTCAACAAAGCTCCAAGAAATTTAATTGATACTAATGTAAAAATGTTTGTTGATTCAATTTGGTCAGTTCCTGGAGTTGGGACAGTAGTAGGTGGTCACCTGAAATCTGGATGTATTAGAGTTAATGATAAGCTTTACTTAGGACCAAATAACAATAAATACGAAGCTGTTTCTGTTAGGTCAATACATTGCAAAAAAGTACCTGTCCAAGAAGTAAATAGAGGATCTTATGTTTGTTTAGCTCTTAAAAAGATAGATAAAAAACAAATAAGAAAAGGTAATGTTATAATTTCTGATAAAAATCAACAATTATTAACATGCGAATTTTCTGCTAATATTAAAGTTATGAAAACTCATTCTACCACTATTAAAGTAGGCTATCAACCTGTTGTTCATTGCTCAGCTATTAGAGCACCTGTAGTTTTGACTAAAATAGAAAATAAGGTAAATTCAAGAAATCCTGAAAATACTACAGATGATGAAATATTAAGAACTGGAGATACTGCTTTATGTACATTTAAACTTGCAATACGTCCTGAATTTATTGATAAAGACATGAAAATACTTTTTGCTGAAAATAAAACTAAAGTAATCGGTGTAGTTGCTACAGTAAAATAATTTGTTGATATATTTTTAAAATATATCAACTATTTTTAATTGTAAATAATTTAGATGTATAAATTGAAATCTAATTGTTGAAATATACTAAAGTATTCCTTTACATCTTCTCTTTCGTCATACATTGGCTCTGTTTCGTAAAATTTTGAAGCTAAAGAGATACTGGTATGAGAGTCGCAGTCTAGTTTATTTATTATCTTCTGGGCTAATTCTTTAGTAATTTTTTTTTCTATTTCAAAATTTTCTGCCATCTCTTCTATGTCTTCTGTAATATTATAATTTGAGCTAATTTCCCAACATTTTTTACTAATTTGTTTTAAATCGGCAATGTTATTGTTAAACCCTTTCATTTCTAAAGCTTTTTTAAGATTAAGTCTTCTTATATGGGATTTAATTAATGATTTTTTAATAATTATTGTTAGTAAATCATTGTTAATCATTTTTTTACAACTATTTTCCAAATAACATAGAGTTTCTATGTCTGTGTTAAATTTTAACAACTCATCATGGTATAATTCAAATAAACAAACACCTAATGACCATATATCAACTTTGTGGTTATAACCTTTTCCATAAACAACTTCTGGAGCTCTATAAGTCTTGGTAGCAATTAAAGAAGTATGAGTTTCGTTTTTGTAGTTAGATGAGAAAACTTTACTAAGTGAATAGTCTCCTAAATAAGCTGTATTATTCTTATCTAAAAAAATATTATCAGGTTTAATATCTCTGTGAATAATCTTATTTGAGTGAAGAAAGTATAATCCTTTTAGTAAATCATTACATATGCCTAATTTATTATTATAATTTAAGTTCTTATTTATTATACATTGCGTTAAATCATATTGGTAAATATCCATGATATACCCTATTGTTAATTCCGTATCATTTCTTTCATATACAAAGTTTTTAGCAGTAACTATAGGAATAGATATAGGTTTATGCTTTAAAATGCCTAGTAAAGATAATTCTCTTAAAATTTCTATATCTAAATTTTCTAAATTGACTTTAAATGATTTAAACGCCTTTTTATTTCCATTCAGATCAACTTCGTACACATTACTAAATGTTCCATTTCCTAATTCTTTTTGTATTTTGAACTGAGAAGGTGTAAGAGTCATTTTCAATCTTTTTTTTGAAAATCATTTAATAAAAAATCAATTTTTTTTGATGGATTGTTATTTATTTTTCAATTTATTCATGCTTACATTTAAAAATATTTATGGCGATTAGAGTTTAAGATTTGGGGATTATCAGGTATTTTTCTCCATATTAAATAATAACCACCAATTCCTAATCCAACTAGACAAATTAATACAATAACTACTATTAGTAAAATTTTATTATGGGTTGGTTTTGATTTACATGCGTCATCCTTTGATTTTGCAGAAGTAATTCTATCGCTACAACACCCATATTGAGTTGATTTACAACCACCCACACCTTTTGGTTTATCAGAATTTTGTTTTGGATCCGACATTTTATTATTTATACTTTATAATTTATAAAAAATAAGAAAATTTTAGTTAGATAATTTAGGTTAATTAAATAAAAAATTATTATTAATAAATGAATACCAATAAAATCATTGTTAATTTTTTACAGAACAATAAACAGTTTGTTTTAATTTACTTAGTATTTATGCTTTCTTATCCTGTTTCATCAATTATATTACCTCAATATTATACAAAACTTATTGATGATATTAAGGAAAATAAAAATCCAAAGATTTTAAAAACATTAGCTATATTTATGGCTAATAATTTTATGTTTTTAATACTTGATAAAATAGATACTGTATTTATGCCAAAATTACAATCTTATATTAGACAAAATATAGTAAAAAGTATTTTAGAAAAATATAAAAATAATTTCGAAGAGCAAGATTTAGGGGTTACGATTAGTCAAATTATTAAGCTCCCTGTAATTGTAAAAGAACTAGCATTTCAGATCCGTAATTATATAGTACCTTTATTATTAATTTTTGTAGGTGTAATAATTAGATTTTCAATTATTGATATAAAACTAGGAGTACTAACAATTTCAATGGTTATAGTATCTTGTCTCATAATTTATCCTATAGTAAATAATATTCTTAAAGTTTCATTTGATTTAGATAAAGAAACTGATTTATTACATGAAGATATCACAGAGTTATTTGATAATTTAAATGATGTGTATGCTATGGAAACAGCAGATAAAGAATTAAATAATTTAGGAAAAAATCAAGATAAAGTTGTTACTAAATATCAAACAACTTTTAGTAAGTCAAATGATTTAAGAATGATTATACAAGTGTTTTCTTTGATAATTTTTGGATCAATTTTGGCGTATGCATATAAATTAATGAAAAATAACCAAATATCTAAAGATAATTTAATTAGTATTTCTATTACTTCAATGTTTATTATTAAAAAAATAGGTAGTTTTTCCGGTGAAATACCCAATTTAATACAAAATCTAGGTAGTTATCAAAAAATATCACACAATTTAAGTAAACTCAATAGTATAGAAGATACTAAGGAGAATTTTGAAATTACTAAAGGAAGTATTTCTTTTGAAAATGTAAGTATAAATTACGGAAACAAACAAATTATTAAAAATTTCTCTCTCAATATTGATCCAAAAGAATCTGTCGTTATAATTGGAGAAATAGGTAGTGGGAAAAGTAGTTTAGTTAAAAGTTTATTAAAATTAATAGAATATAAAGGTAATATATACATAGATGGTAAAAATACAAAGGATGTATCAACATCAAGTATTAGATCTAAAATTCTTTTTATAAGACAGAATCCTATACCTTTTAACAGAACTATATATGATAATATAACTTATGGTATAGATGGTGTAAATGAAAACCAAATTATAGATATAATTCATAAATATAACATAAATAAAGTATTTAATAAAAAATTGGATTTTAAGGTTGGCAGAAAAGGAGAAAAATTATCGGGTGGACAAAGGATGATTATGTTTCTTTTACGAATATTAGTTCAAAAAGATAAAAAGGTTATTATACTTGATGAACCTACATCATCTCTAGATAATATGACAGTCCAAATTATTATAGATATTATAAAAGATATTATTAAAAAACAAACTACAATTGTAATTACACATGATGAAAGACTTTTAGAAATTTCCAATAAAGTAATTAAACTTTAATAAAATATTTATGTTAAATAAATGAATAATGAAAAATATGCTGTTACAACAAGAATTCCTTGTAATTATTCTACCTATAAAGAATTTTGGGATAAACCTTATGTACCAATCAAGTATCCTGTCAAAGTTGCTTCTGAACCCACTATGTTAAAAACTTTCACTCCGCATCCCTTTAAAACTGTAAATAAACCAGTTAATAATAATAATGGTTGTGGAAATTACAAAAAACTTGGAAATACATAAACAATATTTAAAAATTATTTATCTTAATAAAAATGGAACACGTTTTACCTCTATTAAAAAGTTTGGGTATATCTCCTGATAAAATTACACCTGAAAAAATAGATAAAATTAAAAACATGGATTTAGATTTTAATAAAGCAGATAGTTTTACAACTGAAAATTGTAATGAAATCTTGAAAATACTTGGAGTAGAATTATCTTTACCTAAAAAAGTTGTTAAAAAACAAAGAATAGGAATGAATGCCTTATGTCCTTGTGGCTCTAATATTAAATATAAAAAGTGTTGTAGAATTAATGAAATACAACTTTCTAATGAAAAATAGTCTTGTTGTTTTAAAATATATTAATATTTATTTTAAAACTTTATTTAATTCATCAATACTATCTAATGTAACTTCTTTTCTCTTATTTTGACTAATATTTTTTACGAATACCCAGTAAGGTCCATCTTTTACTTCTTTACTCGCATTACTATCAAACTCCCAATCATGTTCTAATGTATTATTACTTCTTTTTATAGTTATTTTTTCACCATACTTTTTAATAAGAGTTTCAATGTCTGTGGTAGTTTCATTATAACTTTGTTTTATTTTTTCATCACAATCCTTTTGATTACAAGATGTCCATCCAAAAAAGTGACTAAGATTTGTATTTACAATTTTTTGAGTTAATGAACCACAAACACTGCATTTACCTCGATTTAAAAATTCTATTCGATGTGGATAGATAATAGTTGTAGACATTTAATTAAAAAGATTTAATATTTAAATAGGTTTGATTATTTAACTAAGCTTTAAAAGCTTCAAAGGTGCTTGAGTTATTCAATTTATCCAGAGTTAATTTCATCTCGTTTATGAGTTCTTGCTGTTCTTGATTAGATTTTACTAATAATGATATAATTGGGATATAATTATGAATATATATTGGATTAATTGTATCTTCAGGACTACCTTCTACCATAAATGCTAATTCAGGTATATCTGCTATTTCTTGTGCTATAACTCCAATTGAATATTTTGCTTCACCTAAACGGTCTGCAAAGGGCAACATGTTTCCTTCATTATCATTATTAAAATTTTTTAACTGATATTTCATAAATGATTTTATTTTGATTTTATCTATAACAGCAGTAGCGTTTCCATAATCTTTTATATCATATTTTATTCTTCTATCACTTGGGTCATCATTATCTAACCACTGAAGCGCTATTCTTGCTTTTCCATCCATAGTAATCCTTGCCTGTTGGTCGCCTGAGTTAGCAAATGAAAAATAATTTGTAGTACCTGCTCCAGTATTGCCGATATCCTCGGTTGAAGTTGTATTAAAATATATAGCAGCACCGTTATCAGGAAAACTAAAACAACTACCAGCGACTGAAGCAGAACCACCATGTTGGGCAGATGGGTCGTAGAAATGAGTATGGCTGCCAGTATAATTAAATTTTGCGTGAGCGTTTCCGTAATCCCAATTTTTACTAACTTCAAATCTATCCCCACTATTTTCAAAATTAATTTTGAAAGTACCACTTTCGTTTTGTCTTAATACGATATAATCACTTTGCGAACTGTCGTGTTTCATAACTAAATGAGTATGAGTTGTTCCGCTACTTGACTTATTAAATAATAATAACGGTTTGCAGTCGTCATACGATAAATTTGAATATTTGTTATTAGTTCCTAAATCTATATTTAAATCGTTAAAAGTCTTATTTGTCAATGTCTGAGTATTAATAGTTCCAACTAATACAGAATTAGTAGTATCATTAGGTAGATACAGATTTAAATCACTTGTTAATGTGTGATTTTGTATATGTAAGTCTATAAAATTACTATTATCGTCGTCGTAAAATCTCATAGTTCCACTTGTATTAGATTCGGGGTTTTTAACTGATAATCCATTGTTAAAACTAGTTAAATCGTTAAAAGACTTATTTGTCAATGTCTGAGTATTAATAGTTCCAACTAATACAGAATTATGAGTATCATTAGGTAGATATAGATTTAAATAACTTTCTTCTACTTTGTGATTTTGTATATGTAAGTCTATAAAATTACTATTATCGTCGTCGTAAAATCTCATATTTCCACTTATATAAGGATCGGGGTTTTTAACTGATAACCCACTGTTAAAACTAGTTAAATCGTTAAAAGTCTTATTTGTCAATGTCTGACTATTATCAGTACCTACCAAAGTTGTAGCTACGTCTGGTAAAGTAATTTGGTTAATCTTTCCTCCTATAAAAGCATTGCCTGCTATTTTGACGTCGCTTGCTTTAAGAAGTCCAACTTGACCTGTTTTATTTTCAACTTTGAAATTTTGATTGCCTCCGATTGGGTGAGTCATATTTATTACTTAACAAGAGAATAAAATTTTAAAATAATTTTTAATTGTATAGAGCACGAGTACCACCTAAAAGATTATACTTTCCAGACAGTAACTAATGTTGTCTTTAAGATATATTTGAGTATTAGTAGCTGTCCTTGGTTGACCAGTAATAGAATTCGCTACAAATAAATCATTTGATATTGTATCACGTCTCCTGAATTATAAGTTGTCGCTGTTCCTCGAAAATTTAAGTACTTGTAGCTCCTCCAAGTTGAGGTATATATAATAAACTATTGTATGTTTTTACTCTGAAAGTCATTTATTATTAAAATGCTATTTTTTCCTAGTAAATAATTTTTCACTATGTGAAAAATTATTATATAAATTAAGTCAAAAATAATAATAAAATTTTATAATAAATAATTTAGGCAACCATTTTTGCTTTTATTGCTTTATCTGAGATATAATTCTCAAGAATAAAATCATCTACATTTAATTCAGATAGTTCTTCAATCTTATTAATATTAGGTATTTTAATCGTTGGAAATTTATATGGTATTCTTTTAATTTGAGTTTTTACAGCTTCTATATGATCCGAATAAATATGAGTATCTCCCATACTCATAATAAAATTTCTAGCTATTTTACCTATTTTTATTATAACACCTCTAGTAAAAAAATTATATCAAGTGGAACTTGGTCCAATTGGAGTGATAGTAGATTAAAAACACATATTGAAACTGGTGATGCAGTAGAAAAGGAAATGACAGATTATTTTGATAAAATAGATATAAATAAATATGGTTATATTGAGCAATTTGCAAGCAGTAAAGGAGCAACAACTGAAACGAGATCTTTTGGTTTTATAGCACAACAAGTAGAACAAGTTTATTCAGAAGGTGTAGCAAATGCTGGTACTTGTGTTTTTCCATCTAAAAAATCTAATGCCACTAATAAAATAGAATTGGATGATGCATTAACAATTGATAAAGAAAAGGTTAATATGTTATTATGGGGAAAGGTAAAACAGATGGATAAAGTAATAAAACAACAACAAGAGCAAATAAATTTATTATTATCTAAAGTTAATATATAAATTGTAGAAACATATAAGAGTATATAATAGATAAAGTTATTTGAATAATTTAAATCATCATAGTTAAAATTATAATCATTTATTATATTTATATAATAAATGACTTCTACATGGGATAAATATCATGAAAAATTAATTAGAAAATGGGCAGAAATGTCTAAAACTTATTCTATAATGCATTCTTTATGTGCCCAATATTATTCCAAATGGCATAAAAGATTAGGTGTTCCTGTAGTATTACTTGGTGGTATAGCTGCTTCATCTATATTTTCTAATAATCATAATGATCCTGAGGATACTGAATTTTGGAACTACATTAATGGAGGAATAACTTTATTAATGACTGGACTAGCTGGTATAACTAACTTTTTGAGCTTAGAAGAAAAAACGTCAAAACATCAATGCGCATCATATAAATATGTTAAAATAGCTCTAGATATAGATACCTTATTAAGTTTTTCCCGTGATAAACGCTCTATTTCTCCAGAAGAATTCATGCAATCGAAAAAAGCGCAAATATTAGAAATCAGAGAAAATGTACCTGAAATTTTAACGTGGGTTATGTCTGAATATTTAAATAAATTTAATCCTTCTTTAATTGATACTTCTTCAAGTATAAATAAAAAAAACATTTCTCCATCGCTTTCTACCCGCCTAACACTGCAGAATCATAAAACGAATACAGAAATTTCACATACTAGAGATGAATTAAAGAATGATTCTTCAAGTAATATCTCATCCAGGGAAAAGGATGTAGTAGAATCTTTAGAAGAAATCTCAAAAGAACTTGGATTTAGTGAAGAAAATAGTTTTGAAAATGAAATTAATAAAGTAAATATGGTTTGTGGAGACAAGATTTTATCGGATTTTAATGATGAAGGCACAGATAAAGTTTACAAAGCATGTGCTCAATTAAAATCTTTAAACAAGGTAATAAATTATTCATCTGATAGCGAAGAATCTATTAGTCCAACAGAGCGAGTTTAATCTATATAATTAGTAATTTTATGTTTATTCCAACATTTCCAACACATAGATTCATATTTTTCTTCTCTTCCTAAATCAATACTTTCATCACCGTCAAATATTATTTCTTTAGTATTATCTTTTAATATATATTTGGCATTGATAATTGATTTCTTTTCAACACAATTAACACAAACAGTTTTAATTTCTTCAATAGTATCTGCAATCTCCATTAATCTCTTTGAACCTTCAAATAGTTTTGATTTATAATCTGTACGTAAACCATAACAGATAACAGGGGTAGTTAACGTTAATTCTCTCAAATTGTCTATATTTCGTTCTGATAAGAATTGAGCTTCATCAACTAAAACACAACTTATTTCAGGATTCAGTTTATTTATTATAGTATGCTCATCAACTAAGATATCAACCTCTAAATCTCCTAGAGCTCTAGAATTTACATGTTCAGTTCTTGAATCTAAACATGGTTTTATTATACACACTTTTTTTCCTAAAGATTTATAATTATGAGCAGTCATTATGAGGTTAGCTGTTTTAGAACTGTTCATAGTTCCATAACGAAAGTAAAGTTTAGGCATTTTCTTTATTAAAAAATTATATTTTATAAATTCAAATTGATTTATAAACCAATAAAATGATAAGCTGTAAAATTGGAATAATTTCTTATTCTTATAAAAATCCTGATGATACTATTTTATTAGGTGTAATAAATGAGAAAAATAAAGAAGATATATATAAAATTTATAAATATTTCAGATATTTATCTCCATTCATAGTAAAAATTAAATTAGATAGAATCACAATTGACAATTTTGGGGAACTTTTAAGTTTTATGAAGTTTTTTAATATAAGACCGAACCCAAAATTAAAGTGTGATAATAAAAAAAAGTATTATAAATTTCGTTGCCCTGTTCTCTATGATTTATCTTGTAAATGTAATTTATTTGATAAGATCTCGCCTAAAAATTTTTTAAGTTTATTTAACACTTATACAAAACTAAATTATTTATAGTATTACCTTTAAATGATGTTATTCTTAGAGGAAAAATATTAGAAAACTATAGTTATATACACATAGATAATAATTCTTACTTTTTATGTATAGGCAATAAAAGATTATTTAATACTCGTTCTTCTGCATTATTAAATAAACGTTATTTATTAACATTGGGAATCAAACAAGATAATATTTACCAAGTTAACTGTTCAGAAGAGTTTCCAGATATATTTATAGACATTATTGATTATGCTAAATTATTAGAATTTAAAGAGTATGATTTAATATTTCTTTTGCCTAGTGAGCAAACTAAACAAATGCTAGAGCATTCTAGAAAATTACAAAGATTAGGTATAGTTAATAGTAAAATTAAAATTAGTTTTGTTTGTGAATAATTTTCATATATAAGAAAAATTTATTATTATTATAATAATAATAAATGCCTCCAAAAAAGAAAAATACAGCTCATACTTTTAAAAAACAGAGGGAAAAGGAGAGAAAAGAAGCTGACAAAAAAGCTAAAAAAGCTCTAGAAGATCAGTTAATACCACAGAAACATTTTATACCTCCTCCACCTAAAGAAAAAACTATTTTAATTACTGGTGCTAAAGAGTCCAAAATAAGGGAAATCTTTAAAGTTATGAATGAAACTCCTACAGGGGATATTGATAATCTTCTTAGAAGTGTTCTTACAGAACCAGGTCTTGATAGACATCAAAAAAAGTTTTTACTTTCATTTCAACTCAAAATACCTAAAGATTTATATAAAGTTTATTCAGAAGAATATTTAGCTACAAATATTTCATATAATGATTTTTGGAAATATTTTGTTCAAGAACATATAAAAAAAATCCAAGAAAAACAGGAGAAAGAAGAAGAAGCCCAAGATAGGAAAAAAAGACTGGTAGATTTATTTGGTGAGGATTCTACAGATGAGGAGGATGAAAGTTATCAACCAGAAGATCTAAAAGGAGATATGCTTCCTCCAGTTGTTGACCCAGAGGAAGGAGATATGCTTCCTCCAGTTGTTGACCCAGAGGGTAGAACAAAAAGAAAAATTAAATTTCTGTGGAACGAGAAAGATGATGAGTGGGTAACTGCTGACGAAATAGGGCAAGCTAATAAAACAAAATATTATAGTGAAGCTGATGATACTTGTACTAAAGAATTTAAAAATTACCCATGGGTTAGCTCAGATGGAGCAACTGTTAGGTTGGTTTATATAAGATCAATCGAAGATACAGATATTAGTCCTTATATTATGGATAGTCAAATTGATTACAATTCTAATATATATTACAAAACTAATAAAGAATTTAGAAATTTATTATGTCAGAGATTATTCAAACAAGAGCAAGAAGGAAATGTTTTAGTTTTTACATCAAAACGTGAACTAGAAAATATTAAACTTAAATTTGAAGTTTTATTTATTAATAGTAATCAAAAGGCTATCATACAAGATGAGGAAATAATGAATGCCCAAAAAAGTTATTTTAAGCAACTTAGATTAACTAGAGAAGATAAGATTAATAAGCTTAGATTGAGACCAATTAATGAAGAAGTTAAAGAGATAGGAATGAAGTATTTATCGGAAAAATTACATCAAATAGCACCAGGCGTCTTAGATTACGGAATTTATAAGATTGATTCAGTTAAATACGACACTGATTTTATAAAACAAATTATTTTAAAAATAACTAAAAGTTGTCATAATATAGAGTGTTTTTTTAGTGGAATTGCCGATATTGTCGTTTATTTAAATTTAGAAAGTATTGGACAAGGTATATACAGAAAAAGAATTAAACAAGAATACTATTTACCAGATGTTTTAGTAGAATTAACTCATAAAGAAAAACTTCCTGAACTTTTTATACATGGAGTAAGTATAGATCCGGAACAATCTGCCCAAATTGATAAAATAATAGAAGTAAAAAAGATTGCCATAATACATCAATTACTCTCTGATGTCTATAATTTAGAGAATCCTGGGGAGCGTAAACCTACTAGATCAAGTTATGGTATTGTATCATTAGATAATGATAAATTTAAAACTGATTGGAAAGTTTATTGCTCATATCCAGAAGACGTGAAGGATATAGATGATGAAGATATTATTCATTATTTAGATAATGAGGATAGTAAAATTTATTGTTTTAATATCAAAGATGTTATGTTATCTGTACACGAAACAGGTGGCTTTTTAAATCCTAGAACAAATAGATATGTATCTAAAGCTTTCCTTGATCAAATTCAATCTACTTTTGATATAAAACCACCAAAAGAAGTATCTGACAAAAAGGATGATGTATTACCTGAAAAACACTTGGCAAAAGGACTTCTAGAATTAATTATTAAAAATATTGAAGAATGTGAAAAAGAATTTACTGATGAAAAATTAAATTCAGAAGGTAAATGTCATTCTCATGATGATGATGCGGATGAAAGTGAAGGTGAAAGTGAAGATGGTATGGGATCTTCAAGCAAAGAACCTGTTATACAAGAAGCTAAATCAAGTGTACCCAATGATTGGGAAGATGGTGTTTTGTCAACTCCTGAGGAAGAAGAAATAACAGCGTTAAAAAATAAATTTGGTCATTTACCACCTCGTGATAAATTTTATAAAATAATTTGTTATGTATTTAAAGATGAATTTGAAGAGGGTAGTACATGTATTGATGATGGAAATATCCAAAACATGGAACTTTTTTATAAAATGGATACCGTCAAAATTAAAGAAAAATTAAATTTATATAAAGTTAAATATAGCGATACAGATGATAATAAAAAACTTTTAAGAAAATTAGTAAAACATATAGAGAACTTCCAGGCATCTCAAGGATTTGCCCCAGAACAAGGTGACGGAAAAATATGTGCTAATCCCGATTGCCAAAAGTATTTATCTGATAATAATTCTGACAGAAGAAATACCTATTTTACCAAAAATGATATACATTACCATACATCTTTTTGCTCTAGTCAATGTGTAAGTGATACTAATTTTGGAAAAGGGAAACAAAGTACAGGTGGAGGCAGAAATGGGGCTACAGAGAGGAGATCTTAAAATTTAAAATTAAAGATTTTAAGTAAAAAAATTATGTTTAATAAAAATACATATCATAATGCAAAAAGAAATTAAAATACAAATATCTTCTCCTCTTTTCGGAGGATATTCCGTATTACTACCAGAAATAGTTATAAATGATATGACTAATGAAAATATAGTTGAGTATATTACCGATAATCTTTATTCTTTATTAATAAGTAATAATTTAGAAGAACTATTATTACTAGCTAAACAAAAAAATTGGCATATACACGATGAAAGAATTAAAAGTAATGGAATAATATATGTTTGTAGTTGTTAATTTTTTTATAAATATATATTCTAATAATAAATGATTACAGGAATAACTTTTTTAGCTAAAGCACATGAGTTAAAAAGAAATAAAGAGAAATATTCAAGCTTGTCATCGGCTAAAGCTGGTGGTGCTTTAGCTGCAGATACATTTTTAACTATAGTTGGTATAATATTTTTAGTATTAGAGTTAATTTTAATGTTTTATAATATTAGTATTGTATTAAAATGTACAAAACCTGGTGCGGAAAGAATGGTACATATGGTTTTAGCAATAATTATCCCTATACCTTATATATTTGGTAATATTCTGTTTAAAAAATGCGCTACTGATATTTTACAAAGTAATAAATTATTTTAAGAAAAAAAATGTTCATTCATAAATATATGGACTATAAAAAACTAGAAAATTTAAAATATCCAGAACTTAAAAGTATAGCAATAGAAATAGGAATACCAGTTAGAAGAAGTAAAACTGAACTATATACAGATATTAAAAAATCTTTTAAAGAGTATGAAACTTACAAAACATGTAAATTAGATAAATACAAAAAATTATGTAGACTAGGAGAAAGGAGTAAAGAAACTATAACTTATCTTGTTGTAACTAATCAAGATCAAGAATATGCGATGAAATCTTATAGAAAGAATAAATCTTCGGTGAACCTAAAGAAAGAAGCCGAGTTTCAAAAAACTTGTTACGATGTAGGAATATCACCAAAATTGATTGATATAGATACTGTTTCTAAGTATATAGTAATGGATAAATTAGAAACTCATCTTGACAAACAGATAGAAAATCAAAATTATGTGTTAACTCGTGAACAACAAAGACAAATAATAAATATATATAAAAAATTAGATTTGATTAAGATTTATCATGGTGATGTAAATCTTAAAAATTTTATGTTGGATAAAAAAGGTAAAATATTTATTATTGATTTCGGAGATAGCAAGGAAATAACAAAAAATTTTTGTATAAAGTTAGGCACATTAACTCCGAATGTACATATTATGACATTAGGATTAGCTTTAAACTTGAAAAAAATAGGATGTTCTGAGTCTTCTTATGATTATCTTTTGAAATATATTCCCGAAGAGCAGTTGATCCATTTTAAAATTACCAAGTCTAAAAAAATAGTCTAATTATAAAATGGGCAAAAATTTTTGGAATAAAAATTGGGGAAAAGATAACATCTGTAGTATTACTTACTCTAGACTTAGACCTGGTAAAAATTCTAAAGGTGTATATTATACTACATCTTTAAAGTGTGGACATAGATTTTGTACCTATCCTCTCCTAAAATGGATTAAAAATAATAATGGTTTATCTGCTACTTGTCCTACATGTAGGTATAATTTTAATTTGTTAGATATAATTAAGTGAAGTTATAATGATTTCATTATAACTTAGAATTCGTCTTCATAACAATTGCTAGGAGGTTCTTCAGTTGAATAAATAAAAAGAGCTGTTTTTCCGAAACTTAATTTTGTATTCCAACCTAAATCACCTAATTCGATTCGTACGGTTTCAACCATAGATGTAATCGTTTCAATAGTAAGATTAAAACTAGTTTTAAATTGTTCTAAATCAAAATAGTTTTCTTCGTTACCTTTTAATACATTTTCAGTAATTTCACGTCTTAAGTACGCTAAATTACTATTGAAAAGAAAATCAGGGAAATTAGATTTATTGTCTACATTAATTTTTTTTGGAAATTCCTTCATTTTTATACTAGTTATAAATTCTTTAATACAAACATATTATTTTTTAAATAGCGTGGTTTTTATTTTACCTCCATGATCTATATAAGTATCCCTTCTTGTTAACCAATGCTTAATTAAAATATTATTATTATCTACTAAGTCTACAACAATAGGAACTCCTTCTTTAGTTCTAAAGATTCTACCTAAATATTGAATAAAATATTCTTCTACATCAGCAGCTAGCAACAAAGCATCTAATTTTTTATGATCAAAACCTGTTCCAATTTTAGAGTTAGTACCAATCAAAATTCTTGCTTCAGTATCAAACTCTTGATTACTACCTAATAATGAAGTAACTTTTTCATTTTCTTGTTTTAATCTTTCTATTAGATAATCTCCTTGTGAAATTCTTTTAGTTAATACCAAAAAATTCCTATCTTTAAAATATTTTAAAATTTCTATAATTAATTCATTTCGTTCTTCATCATTAGCTTGTGAATCCAGAATAGCACCCCAATTAACTTTATTATTTGCTGTGTATTCGATATTAGGTTTAAATCCTGTTTCTACTTTATAAACTATATGCTCTCTTTGTAATTTTCTTATAATTTTATCTTCACCAAAATAAAAGTTTAATAATGAATTCAAACCATCTGGGCGATAAGGAGTTGCAGTTAATCCTAATAAATACCTTGGTTGTATATAATGTAAAGATTTAGATAAAGTTTCAGCCATAATTAGATGTGCTTCATCTACAATTACTAACCCTATATCATTGAAAAAATCATTTCCCATTTTTGCTATATTTTGAGCGTTAATAATATAAAAATCAGCATCCTTTTTAGTTGATTTTGCTGTTAAATTTTGAATAATTACATCCTCAGAGCAGAAAGTTTTAATTGATTCTTCCCATTGTTTTATAAGAATAATTTTATTCACTATTACTAGTGTCTTAAATTTAATTTTACAAGCAATATGTATAGCACTTATAGTTTTGCCGAATCCTGTGTAACATGATATAATTACACTACCTTTTTTAGATAAAATTTTTGTAGCTTCTGAAACTACTACTTCTTGTTCTTTTCTTAAAGAGGTATTAAAATCAATTTCTATTTTACCAAATAATTCTCTAGTAGGTCTTTTAATTTTGATTTGGCGAGCAGCATAAGAGAATGGTATTACTATATCATCATCGATAATTTTATATGGTATAATATATTTAGGCTGGGGGCAAAATTTATTTTCTATTTTAACTTCTAATTCTTTATCAATTTGTTGTCGTTTTTCGTAAGGAATTTTATCTAAATTTATTTTAATAGACATTTAGATATACATATTTATTTCTTAAACAAAATTATCTATAAATTCTAGAAACGATGGATTTTTTTGGCTTATTGTTTTTAATACGTTTGACAATAAATATTACAAACCAAGAAAGTAAAAAAATACCAATTATAACTAAAATTACTATGAAACCATATTGAAGTAATTTCCTATAATTTCCTTTTGATTTACTATCATTTGATTTATTATTATCTTTGGGGGCATTATGGGGGTCACCTTTGGTATTCTTATTTTCTTTTCCATAAAAAGTGGATGGATGTAATAAAGTTGTAGAATCAGTTATGTTTGGAATTTGAGGTAATTTAATAGACTGTGGTTTTTCTTTTGCTTTAACTAATACCATTCCTCCTATTTTAGCTTTTTGACCTGTTTTCATAGTAAAAACAGTCACTTTATCAAATTGGGAAATTTTATTAAATGGGTACATAGCCATTTTAAATTTACCGTTATCACCCCACGTATTAGTCCAAGAATTTTTACATACCCAATATGGAACTATTTTTTTGGTTCCTTTATTATCTATTACTATTTCTTTTTTACTTTCTCCCCATCCTATTATTGAAATAGCGTGAGAACCCATGTAATTTTCAGCAGTTGTATAATTATCAGTAAATGTTGTTTTATTATCGGTATATATCCCGTTTTCTAAGTAAATACCTTCTTGATTATTATTCACATTAGTAAATTTACCATGCTTAAAATTTTTAAAAACCAAAAACCCACCTAAAACAGGTCCATAAGTTTTAATATGTGTCTTTACAACTAATCTAAAATGATCTGTATCATCATCATTTTTTATTGATAAATTCAGGGGGCGTTCAATTTTGTATAATAAATGGTCATTACTAGCATCAATACAACCACATTTAGGAATAAGAGACGATAAGTTCATTTCCTTAGATTCTTTAAAATGTTTAGTTGCTTTTCCATTACATTCATCATTTAGAGCACACCAGGAATAATCTACACAAGAATTAGATGCAATACCTATTTCAGAAATTTTATTTAATAACATAGCTGGATTACCTCCTTTACATTGTGCTTGTTGATAACATGCTAAGCTCCAAGTTGTAGATAAGTCTGGGGTATAATTTACTGTTCCTGCAATTACATGGTTATCACCAACTATTCCAGCGCTGGCTATTGCCCAACAAGAACCGCATAACATTTGATTTCCTGAGCCTGATAAATATTTAGATTTTTCTCCACCATCATCATGCCAATTAAAATTTTTTGGCAAATTTAAATTTTTAAGAGCAGATAAACCGGGTACGGTTTTCAGGTCTAATGGTAAAGTTGATGCTGCGAAATCAAGCTGTGAATTCAATACAATATTAATTGGTGATATCCGATTATTAGATAAATCACTTTGAGCACCATTAGGGGGGTTTCCGGTCGAACTGTGTATGACTTGATTTTTTAATTTGTTTGTATATTCAGTAAAATCCATTTTATTAATACAAAAGTATTAATAAAATCCATTTTATTAATACAAAAGTATTAATAAAATCCATTTTATTAATACAAAAGTATTAATAAAATCCATTTT